TCTTCTAAACGATTACAAGTTTCTCGATAGAACAATATTATTTCTCTATAGTGAGTTACCATTCTATTTAATTGAACCATATAAATAATAGAGACCACTACATAGAAAATAGTAACACCTAAACCAACCCAAAATATAATCTCATTCATATTTTTTTATACCTGATAATATTTTCTTACCTTTTATACCTAAGCATTCTTTCCAATTAATCAAATCCTCATTTAGAGAATCCCCGTCTTCCTTTAATGATTGTATCATTAACTCTACATATTTCCTTATAGTATCTGGGAATTTTTCAGACGTTGATGGAGGTATTTCTAATGTCCTTTTAAGTGTGATCTTACCCTCATCCCATGCTACTCTATCAAACTTAGTTGGTATTCCTTCTAAGTGATCTAACTCCCATAGTAAACTTTCTATCCTCCATAATAGATGAGTACACTTATCACTGTATCTAGATATGTAATCATAGGAATCTTCTGCTGTAAGATTTATCTCCTCTAAACCTTTCTTTAGATATTTTTTACCTCTGATGCTCATACTTTATTTCTAATTATATTTTATCTTATCAACTATTTGTTCAAGCTCAAAAGCACTTCTAGCCATAAGTACTATCGTTGTTTCTATATATTTATAGAAAAATTCGTTAAAATTATCTGTGTTTTTACATACCATGTGTAAAGTTTTAGCATCAATTAAAGACCTTTTATCATCCCATTCTGCGAGCACAAACCCATCTACATCATCAGCCATTTTAGCATGCTGAGATAAAGTAATAATTAATTTATCAATCTGTTCGGCGAACTTTTCCCCTACTGATAAAATAAATGCCTCCCTCTCTGCTTCCGGAACCCGATCCTTTGCCCCTAAACCTACACCACCTAATAATCTATTGAGTAAATCCTCAATATACTTAAAACCATTCTTGTATATAATTGACTTTAGATCAGCTATTAGTAGACCTAAAAAGGGATGACCTCTCTGTTTAATAAGTTCGGCATTAACAGGCAAGTTAGTAGAATAATATTCATAAACCCCATTATTACCTATGTTAAAATATAATTTCGAATCTATTAATTTAAAATGGACTGACTCACAATCTGTTTTGTTAAATTCATTAAGAACAATATCGATATTTTTTGTGAATACATCTATGTACTTTTTATACATAGATTTTTTTACTTTATTGTCCTTATTTATATTGTCAATAATATGATTTAGAAGATCTTTAGCATTCGTTACTAAAATATTTTGAGGGATCATAATTTATAAATATTATAAGTTAATAAGGTTAAAACAATACATCTTAATGATGCAAAGTCAATTACTAGTTTATAAATTATAGGGGTTTATTATGGTTTTTAGGTAGTTATTTAATCTAATAACATTTTAGTAATTAAGTATAACCAGTCCTTTAGTTCCTCTATATCATTACGAATTAATGTCAGATCTGATAGCATTATACTTAGTAATATAATAATTACTAAGTATATAATTGCTTGAAATAATTCGTGTTTATTCATTAAGTTAGACTACCATATCGAGCTTTTAAATAATCAAGATATTCCCTAAGTGACATAGCATTTAATTCTTCTGAGGATTTTCTTGGGACGTTTTTATCTAAATCTAGCATCTTCTCCCCATATTCAAATATATTCTTATTATCCCATCGTTTTCTAAAGGCTTTATACTCTTGATGTGCAATTTCCCAGTTAGCTACCATACCCCACTCTCATCATTCTAATAATTTCTTTTTTTGATTCATCACTATACAAATATCTAGTAATTTGTTCTTCTCCCATATTACTTACCCAATCTATTAAAACTTCTTGGTGAACATCATTACGAAGTTCTAACCTTAGAGAGTTTAATATTCTTACACTATTTTCTATACGCTCTTTATCTTTACCGATACTATGTAAATATTTAGCCAATTTGCAGTTCATTTGATAATCCGTTAAAGGCTTTTTCTCCTCAATTACTTTTTTATCTTTTTGTTTTACTAACCCGATACTGTAATATATCAATGCGCAAATTATCAACACAGCTAATAATTTATAAAAAGCATAATCTACTAACTCAATTTCCATACTCTACGCTCTATCCTTTTTATCTTTATTCAATGTTTCAAGTTTACTCAATATAATCTTTAACTCATCAATTGTACAATACTTATCATATCCCACATATGCACAAGCTTCATACATAATCGAACGTTCTAATACATCCCTACGAAAAGAGTCTGTAATTTCAAATGACAAATTATATTTCATCTTTTTTATCTGGAGTTTTTTCTGTCCATTTTTCTAATCTTTCCCACTGAGTGCATAACCATCTATATGGAGTTAATAACCACTCTATGAATTCACATATTCCCATTATGAGTTTACCTAATAATTCAAAGAATTTAATTATTAGGTAAACTGAACAAGCCATTACTATAAACCACCATATACTTACGAATAACTCTAATATACGATCTATTAATAATTCCATTTCATACCTTCAGCTATATTTATAACTCTCTGATAAAACTCCTTAAGATAGGCAGGTAAAATCTCAATATCAATATTAGGTTGTATAATCTCTTTGCAAATACCAATTAATAACAATTTAATATCATCTATTAGATATACAATCTCACCTTCTGTAATCTTTATTTTAGTAAATAATTCATGTTGTACAGCTATATAATGCAATAACCTAATATACAAATCATTATCATTATAGTTATATCGTGTTAGCATCATATCAAAAGTATCTAGTAATTTTATCTTATCACTATATGCATATAAATTACGAACATTATCTAATCTTGCTTGTATCTCTGGATGATCTATTAATTTATGATCTAATGAAGCATATTTAATTATAATTTTAGATTTGTATTGTAATACGTCTCTGTTATTTATCATAATTTCCTCTTTAGTTTATATTAAGTAAACCTAAAGTAGACTATTATGTAAAGTATGTCAATAAGTATTGTGTAAAATTATGTAGATTTATATATTATTGTATGTAACTTCTTTAGTATCTCTTGTTCTATCTGTGGGGATTCAAATCCATTTTCCCCTAGTAAATCTACATCTATTAATTCATCAGGGTTTACTATTACAGTATCGAAATATTCATCTATTATATCCTGCACTTCTAATAACTTATTTGATCGAGCTTCATAATATTCATTAATGTTTTTATCTTTCATAGTTTATCCCTGACAAGATTTTTTCTATCTTTTGTTTTTTAATATCATTTTTCCTATTATCTAATTCTATCCCTTTTATTGATATCTCGCATATCTCTTTTAAATCTTTATTACCTATGCCTGAATTAATTAGAATACGCCACTCTAAATCGAAATCTTCAATTTCCATAATCCACCTTATAAACCATATTAAAACTTTCGATTTTGTTTCTTAAAATACTTTTCTGTCTGTACTAAATAACACTCTATGCAATTCTCTTCCCCTTCAGATATACAATCTTTTTTATGTTCGTTCAATGTTTTACATAATTGTGTTAGTATCTCGTTAATCATTTTGCAATTCTATTAGATAATATGCTTTTATATTTCGCCTCTATCTTCATTTGTCTATCAGACTTTCCCCAACATCTTCCTAATTTCCTTTCTGCTTTTCTTATTATATTACGCCGTTTTATTCTTTTACAGAATTCGCAATTTACATCCCTCCATTCGTAGCCCACTATCTCACCTTTTTTATTAGTGACATCGAATAAATGTAATTTAAAGTGACTCCTTATACCGTTAGCTATATGTCTTGACGAATTATTCTCACATCCACATGCACATAGATCGTCTTTATTTTCACTCATATCAATTTACTCAAATCCTTTATAATCTTATGCGCTAAAGCACTCAAGTCTTCATGTGAACCTTCTTTACAATCCATCATATGATTACCTAATTCTAATGCTAAATTCTCAAGTTCATCATACAGTTCGTTGTATTGCTTACATTTTATATGTTGATGTCCAGGATGCTTTTTTCCACATTCAACACATTTTCTTGCAATCTGACTACAATTATTAAAATATCTTTTAAAATTTACAGGCCCTAACACTCCTCCGTTATAATTTGTAAGTTTGTCCTTAGACTCATCATGCCTACAGAAACATCCTTCCTCAGTACATAAAGGTTTATAACCTTTATCCTTTTTTGGAACACTCCTATAAATTTCTACGGGATTGGGTATTTTTATATAGGAATCATCTAATGTGTCAAAATGAGTAATCTTATTAATACCACTTATCCATTTAAGTAGAAAATTCCTACTATCGTCATCTAAAATAGTAATTTCTTTTACTTCTTTTATATTACTATCAAGAATAGTCCAAATTCCTAACTTTCTATAAGCTTCTTCCTCAATTTTTAAGTTTTTCCTGTGTTCTTCCTTATCTTCTTCAGTCATAACTTAATGATCCTATTTGTTCTTTAAATAATTTCCTTATTATGTTTTAATCCCGTGTAGAACGAACGTATGCAAACAAGGACAAAAGCCGCAATTACAACCACATGCGCAGTCCTCAGGTATTTCATCATCTTCTATGTCAACTTCTTCCGACATTACACCTTCTCCTTAAAATCTCTTTCTACAGAAAAACCTCTAAAAACTTTCTCTTTATTGGAACCACCTTCATCTAATGACTTTCTAAATTCCCTCATTTCTCTAGCAAATAGTAAATCTTCTTTCCGATTTTCTTCCTTGTAATCATTTACTAATTCCTCATTAGGATTATAATATGTTACTAATTCATCTTCTATGTTCATTACACCTTCTCCTTAAAATCTCTAATCCATCTTTTTATTTGAATATTTCTTTTCAATCTCTTCTATTCTATCTGTGAATTCATTAATAGGATATGAAGGATCCATCTTCATTCTCATGAATTCTCTAGAGCTTAATATAGATGAAACAAATGTTTTACTACCTTTCTTACTATCTGCAAAATACTTTCTTACAGCTTCATCTATATACTTATCATTCATTATTTTGTTCCCCAAAAATAGATCCATGCTTTTCTTCATAGTCATCTATTTGTTTTCTTGCATTCCTAATGCCAGTATGTGATGGGTTTAATTTTTTATAAATCTCATAATTCACCCACTCAGAATCAACCCATATTTCTACATCTCCTTCTTCAGAAATCCTTACTCCTTTTTCAGATAATTTTACTTTATCATTCATATTATACCCCCTTAAAATCTCTAATCTGTTGTATAAGTTCTACCTTCTCAAGTAATGTCTCTCTAGTCTCCCTAATCTCATCATTCTGTTTAACTAGAACATCATTACCCTTGACAGCATTCAATACCTTTAACCTATTTAACGACTCATCATGTGTAACCTCATCAAATTCAGGCAATATACTCGTAAGTGTTTCAATCTGTCCATCTAAACTTGTATCTGTAGCCGTTATAGTTACTGTCTTTTCATCTATATTACGTGGCAAAGTATATAACTCCTTATAGTATATCTGAAATGCCCATGACTCTCCCCTTTCCATTGCTGACCATAACATATTAAAAGCCTCATCAACTCTAGTAGATGCGATCTTCTTAAGTTTCATGAAACTAAGCGTTATATCGCTATACCTTCCCTTAGGCCTACCGTTAGGATTGCCAGATACCCCTTTTACCATGTTAGGGTTACCTAACTTCTTCTTTACTGTACCTCGTATTATAGCCATATGTTAATAAATGTTAATAAGTTAATATTTTAATCTTTGTTAATTAAATGATACCTTGTCTTTAGAGATAACAAGATCTTTTTCTATAGTACTATACAATTTTATCATAGCTTTTATCTTTTCCATGGTTTCCCATTTAGAGGATAAGAAAACATGATAATCTACCGCCCATTCTTTGTTGATAAAAAAACCTTTATTATCAACAAAAAGATTCTCTAATATAGGAACATAATGTTTAGCTAATATCTTTACTACCTCACCCTCCTCACTCTCCCATGCTAGCATCTTATTAGTATTTTTATCTACTAATTTCAATTCAAAATCAATCTTTTTAGTTTCTTCATTTTCACTAATTGAAATACTAAATTTTATGTCTTCTTCCATAATCTTATTCTATTAGTTCTTTTGCTTTGTTATAAAAATAATCGTATGCCGCATTGAATTGATCTGCAATCGCTTGTTTTAATGGAAAGTCTTTATCTTCAAAAGCATCTTGCATAAAAGTAAAACTACATCCAACTTTATTATTTAAACTTTCATCTTCTGATACTTTCTTTATAAAATGCAACCACATTTGTCTATCTTCATTCATTTTATCTCTATATTTAGCAATAAAATCTAATCTTGCCTCCGTAAATAAACTTAATATAGAAAATATCCTTATATGATCAGACTCAAAACGTATTAAATCCCTGATAACTTCCTCTATATCATAATTTTTGTATTTAATAGCTGGTATAATTGGAACAACCATTTTAGGGATGATATCTATGTTCACCCATGGAGTAGGGAGAATACGATCTGCAACCAAATTATTAGTAACTAATAAGAATTTAACTTCTACTTTACCTATATCTTCTAATTCCATCTTACACCTTCTATTTTTTCTGTTAGTTCTTTTGCTTCGTTATAAATATCTAAAAATAAACTATCAAATTCTTCTGTTAACCATTCATCTAATCCTTTTTCGCTAAAAGCCTTAAATGCACTATCATAAATGTTTATCTTGGTTTTTAGATATTTCTTATCTTTAAAAACCTTTTCCCAAATATCGCTTTCTTCCTTAAAACTATTTTCAAATTTTGATTTTAATTGTTCCTCTTTTTCTAGAAATAGTTTTATAATTTTATTATCCTTATGTCCCTTTAATGTTGAAGCAAAGTATACTGACATATTATAACCATAAACTAATTCACTGGGGTTATCATCCCAATACATTAACATGTCAGTATTAACCTTATTTAAACCTACCCCAACTCTAACCTCTATAAACATCGTTAGAACCCTATATCGTTAATTCTTTTGCTTTGTTATGGAAATATTTAAATGCTTCCGTGAATTTTTCTTCAAGAGCTTCTTTTATTCTAAATGGGAAATATTTAATCTCCATCTCTATATCTTTAAACATATCTAAGGTAAGATCAAAATTATAAAACTGTTTATATCTATCATGCATACCTGCAAACTCTTCATTATAATATTTTACCCACAAATCACATTCTTCACTTATATTTTTTGCGCTTTTATAATCATAATTAGAAGCTGCTTCTCGAACCATCAATAGTAAATTATATAATTGATTATCAATATTAACACCTTCCCATAAGACCATTTCTAAAGCATCAACAAGATTTATTAGACATCCATCATATGTAACAATCTCTATATAATGAACTTCACAACTTAAGGGTCTACTAGCAGAATCATAATAATTAGCATGTAAACTACATTGAAAATGTATACTTTTTATATCTTCTAATTTCATAATCAGAACCCTATATCGTTAATTCTTTTAGATGGTAAATACCAACCCTTGGGTTTAGAACTGCGTTTAAAACCATAGGAATCTAATATCTTTGCCATCTCATTAGTTAGATTCTTCTTATGTAACATCTGATTAATGTTGAAACCTAATTCCTCCAGTAATTTAGTAGCATTATATACTATCATACTTTCCCTAGGTTGTGTTAATGCGTTTTCTACTTCAAATATTTCTTGGAATTTCTCTTCAATCACAGATATACTTTTAAAAAAACAGTTCATTTTCTGTTGCACCTCCAAATCAGAAGGACTTAGAAAGTAATCATTGTCAGTCTTTGTCATTTCTAGTAATTCAGCATATACCTGCTGCATATCTATATTATGCTTATAATCACAATCAAGAATAGGTAGACATAAAAATCTGGTATTATCAGTCTGATCCTGCAGAAATTCATTCTCATTAACTGATCCGAAAAAAACTGTACGCCTTCTGTAAGTTACAGGATATGCTACGTATTTGATATTCAATGTATCCTTAGTCGAACTTAGGAAATTCTTAAGCTCGTCATTATCTGATTTCTTCATTGTGGAGTTTATCTCTCCAAGTTCTACAATGACATGCTGAATACATCTAAGAATAGCCATACTATCTGAAATTTTTAATGATGTGCCCTCAGTTACAAAATCATTATGAGAAGCAGGTACTAATGCCCTAAACCAACTAGTCTTTCCTGAATATTGCCTTCCCTGGAATATTAAGATCATACGTGCGACCTTCCCCTCTTCCCCGTCGTTAAGACATGTAACATTAATCAGTTGTAAAAACCATTTCTTTAAATATAAATCTCTAACTCTTTCCATATCAGGGGAAACTTTGACCGTCTTGCAAAATTCACCAAATCTTTTAATACCGTCCCATGGAATAGAATATACCCAATCCTTCCAGCTATTGTATGTATTCTGATTTCCTATCAAGGCTACCGCCTCATTGACTGGATTGCTTTCCATCCCATTAAGTTTACAAAGTAATTTAATCTCAGTTATCCCATGGTTGATATCTATCACCTTAACGCCATTAATAATAATCTCTACAGCCTTCTTAATAACGTCAAACCTAATGTCAATCTTATACTCTTCTAATAATATTTTGAAATTAGCCTTGGTAAATATAGGAGTTTGGTATTTACCCTTAGTATCTTGCCATTTTTCACGATAAATAGCTCTAAACTTAACGCCATTATCAACAGGTAAATTATTGTTAGTCTTGTATATAATGGTTGCAAAAGTAATGGGATTTTCTAAGTTAGATTTAAAACTGTTCCACTTTTGTTCTAATTCATACAATCCCTTATACTTATCAGGTCTTGGGTCTCTTTTAGACCACTTATTCCACATGATAAGTCCTTCATCATTACCCTGATATTGATGATGAAGAGCTGCTCCTACTTCTATCCATTCGTAATAATCTCTCTCCTCTACGGGATAATTAGTTAAATAATTAACTATATTGCCCTCACTGATCTCTAAGGGTACGTTTTTTATCGTTAAAAGTAACGGATCTTGAACAGCTAACTGTGTACTGGATGTTATATAACTATCTGGGTCAATTGATTCTCCATCTTGTACCACATACCATGGTATGTAATCATCATGAGGCTTTATAGGCAAATACATCATCTGATTAGCTTTAATACTAGTAGGTATTTCAATAGTATTTTTAAAAGCAATATCTAATCCGTCAATGAAATTAGAACTAACTTGTCTATATTCTTGAGTAAGTACCTCTTTGGAAAAAAATAATACAATTCTAATTCTAGGGCTGTTTAAAGCATGAGATGCTGTAGAATAGGCAATGTACCTATAGGGAGTCAAACTCCTTTTAAAAAGTATCTCTAAATCGTTTATATGGCCATTGTAATAGTCTACATCTAGGACAAGTAATGTTCTTGCCTGTAAATTGTGTGTATCTCGAGATTTTCCATTGAAGTAGCCTCCTATTATTCCAGGGGCGTTCTTTTTATCGCAAACAGTAAATGTGGTTAGAGTCTTGCTTAATTCCTCAAATGATAGAATTTTGTCATTAGGGTTTGTATCCCAGCTATTCTTAACAAAGGACATTCGTATTTGCATTTATGACTCGTATGTTAGGATTTAAGATCGCTGCGTAATCTTAAATTATAGCATGAAATAGTCAATAATTTTTTGAAGGAAAAGGGGATGATACCTTTTCGTTGATATAAGCAATATGGTTATTGCCAGGCGATCAATAAACCCGAATGAAGCAACTATATAAAGAAGAAAAGTATATTGCTGGCAATAACCAGCTTTACTGTAACCATATTTTAAATAAATGTCAATAAGTATTTACTTTTGGCATAGTTCTGCGGTTCCGCTCATCTCCGCCTATCTCCGCTCATCTCTTCCGCCCATCCTAAGCCTTATAAACGTTGACCTCCGCTCATCCCGCCCATCTTTTTGCAAAAGTCCCATGCGTTTTTGAAGATTGAATCAAATATCTTTCAAATTTCATTAAAGATAGGTATATAGGGGTAAATAGTATGAATATATACCTATGTATCCTATCTATTATAGCTTTTAACTTATAATAAAAATAAAAATATTTTTCTGAGTAAAGTTTTGCAAAAAGATGGGCGGGATGAGCGGAGGCCTTATAGATACTGGGAAAAGATGAGCGGTAAGATAGGCGGAGATGAGCGGCGATAGGCGGAAGATAAATTTATGTTATTATTACAAAAAAGTATACATTATTAAACATATTAAAAATATGCATGGAAAAACCATATTGTGTATGTGCTCTATATGGTAAAGATACAATTTGTGGGGATTATTTTGTTGAGTAAGTACTTAGATCTATTTCAGGGTAAAGAATTTCCAGGGCCTCTAAATCATAAAGATCAGATTCATTATAAGTATTTTTAGCAGGGGTACAAAATATGGAATAAAAGAGTATGATATTAGATCCTAGTAATACTATTATCACAATGCTTACTAAGATATTTATTATCTTATTTATCCAATTGGGTTTCTCTTTCATAATCTCCGCAATATTTATCCATAGCTATATTAAATACAGCATTCATTGATCGTCCTTCTTTCAAAGCTATGGATTTAAGTTTATCTGCTAATTTTACAGGAAGTGTACCGCTAAATCTAACTAAATCTAATTTTTTTGTCATAAAACCTTTTAAATTATTTACAATTTAATCATTCTAAATCAAAATTATGTAAAGTCAATAATTTAACAGTTGACTTTACATAATTTTGATGTATTTATTATGTAGGTTAATAAACTTATGGGTTAATCTACATAATAAATGGTAACTTTTTAGATAATGATAAAACTATGGACGACATGACTAACACTTTAAGGAAAGAGAGAGCTAGATTAGCATTTATAGAAGCCTTTAATGCTAATAAAAATGACCCCAACAACTGGGATCTTCTTATTGTTTATAGAAGATTATTAGGGGAAAATGAACATATTTAATAGGAAATTATGAAAATAAAATATAGCAAACGCCAAACTAAGAATCTGGGAAACTATGAAAATTTAACACTTATAGTTTCAATTGAGGATGAAGTATGTCCCACTGAGACTAAGGATGAATGCTTTCTAAGACTAAAGGAATTTGTAGATACTAAGTTAGCAGAACAATTTGATGAGTATAGATCTAATGAAGGAATAACTGAAAAGAAACTGGATATTGAAATGGTTAAGAATAAATTAGTGAGCTTAATAAGTAAGGATGAAAAGAATAGAAGTATTATAAAGAATATTCTCCGATCTTATAATGCTAATTTAATTTATGATTTAGACAGTGCTCAATTGGAAAAATTTAATAATGAGATTACAAAGTTATGAAAAAAGAATTATCGTCTAAGGAGTTCTGTAAACATGTAGCTAAACATGTTGGTAATACTCTTAAACTATTAAGGCGTCAAAGAGGTCTTACAGCCAAAGAATTATCAATAGAATTAGAAATAAGTGTTCAACAATTAATAAAATATGAAGCAGGGATTAATCGTATTTCATTAGGACGCTTGTTAATGGTTTGTAATTATTTTCAATATAATATCACTGATTTTATACAAGATATATGTACTTCCTTAGATATAGCAATAGATGCTAACAAAACATCAGGGAAATTTCCTAAATTAGTTAATATAACAAAACTAAGCATTGCCGAACTTAATATCATTAATCAACTTATAAATACAATCACGAAGGAAAAATAAAATGGAAAAACAAAAAAAATAGTAAAAGATATTGCTGATTTAATATATGAACTTCAAAATGTTACGATGATGAGCGGGGGAATTAGTGATACGGTATTTAAGGTAATAAATGAATTTGAAAATATAATTAAAAGAAATAGAAGAAAAATAAAATGGAAAAAGATAACACTGAACTTATAAAAAAGTTAACTAAAAGAATAGAAGCTATAGAAAAATTAGAACATATCGAACATCCTACCCATTTAAAAGAATTAATTATGGATCTAATAGATAGGGTAGACGAATTAGATGCTAAGTTATATGATTTAAAAACTAGGGAATTTTAATATGGAAGATAAAGTGCAGAAAATTTATTATGAGTTAACTGCTTGTAAAGAAAATATACCTTTAATCTTAAAAAAAATAGAAGAAACTATAATCAGCAATAGTATTATCATAAGAAGACAAACAAAAGAAATTGACAATCTTATGGAATTTATAGAATATTTTAGACTTTTAATACAAGGTAAGTGTATTGACAAAATTTGTATTAAAAATATAGTAAATGATCTATGTCATTACATTATGGTAAATGAAAGTAATTTATCTACTCTTAAGCGATCACTAAATAAGATGGAAGAAAGTTTAGAAGAAACAATAAATGAGGATACTATATGTCCAACATGCGAACAGAAAATAGAGAATATCTAAATCATGCAAAAACACGCTAAATTAAGTGCCAGTGGTAGTCATCGCTGGATTTTATGCCCAGGGAGTGTCAAAGCCGAAGAAGCATTCCCTGAAGTAAAGAGCAAGTATGCGGATGAAGGTATACTTGCCCATGAAATAGCTGCGGCTATATTGAATAAGGAAGATATTAGTGGGTATGATATCCCCGTAGAAATGGACGAAAATATTCAATTATATGTTGATTATATAAAAGAAATTTCCCCTGAACATATATGGTATCCTGAAATATATATAGAGAAACGTGTAGACTTTTCACATATTGTACCTGGTGGTTTTGGTACTGCAGATGCTGTTATTGTAGCTAATAATACATTACATATCGTTGATTTGAAATACGGTATGAATAATGTAACTGCGTACGAAAATACACAATTACTTTTATATGCTATAGGGATGTACCGTGAATTAGAAAATAAAGACAATATTAATACTATCAGTGTTCATATAGTTCAACCACGTACTAATAATTTTGATAAATGGACATTATCAATAAAAGAAATGTCGTTTTTCGAAGGCTATTTCAAAGCTAAGGCTGAGGAAGCTTTAAGGAATGATGCTCCTCGCATCCCAAGTGAAGATGCCTGTAAATGGTGTAGAGCTAATTCTACATGTCCTGCTTTATATAAATTTGCCGCTGAAGTTATGGATATTAAAAATAACCATATAGATGATGAACAAACCAAATATATCCTTGATAATTCTAATGTAATATCAAATTTTATAAATTCAGTGAAGGGTAGGGTTTATGATAAATTATCTATGGGGTTACCTTTTCCGGGTTATAAACTTGTGGCAGGTAGGAATATAAGAAAAATAAGAGATAATATTGATAATAAATTGTTTGAATTGTTAGGTGAAAAGGCATATATTAAATCTCTTATAGGGGTAACGGCATTAGAGAAATTAGTAGACAAAGAAACTTTAGAATCCCTTGTCTATGTTTCCAATTGCAAGCCCGTATTAGTACTGGGAAATGATAAAAGAAAAGCCTTAGAATTTACAGAATTAGAATTTGATGCTGTAGAGGATGATCTTTTATCATAAACGATTAAATTATTTATGATAAAGAGTGAAAAATGTCTCTGAAAACTTCTAATCCAATTAAACTTAACGATGTTAGATTATCTTATCCATCATTATTTAGACGTACAGTTCATCCAAAAGCTCCAGCGGATGCTAAACCTAAATATCAAGCAAGTTTTATATTAGATAAAGTTGAACATGCCAAAGAAATAGAGACAATAAAAAAAGCAATTGATAATCTTTTAACAGAAAATAAAACATCTATACAAAAATTAAAAGATATCTGTTTTAAAGATGGGGATGATAGCGACAAAGAAGAGTATAAAAACAAATATATTTTAAATGCTAAATCCATTAACAGTTTTCCTGTTGTTGGGAAAGATGGAATTACTCCAGTACATGAAGATGATAATATGTTTTATGCTGGTTGTTATGTTAGTGCCTATATAACTTTATATTTTTATAATGAAATAAGCACAGGTATGACTGCTAATATAAAAGCCGTTCAATTTAGAAAGGATGGTGTTTCATTTGGTAATGAGCCAATGAAAATAGACGGAGCATTTGAGCCTATTGAAGAAGAAAACGCTTTATTTTAAGAATAACTAAATTATCAATATAACCTAATGTAGCGGCTAGAACGTACGTTATATGTTATTTTATATTGGTAATGATGTTTGCCCTCTATACTTTGTTTTTACCATCAAAGTATAGGGGAATTTGATGGGTATGGCTGAGTAGCTTAAAGCAATATAGTCGTACTACCCTTCATCTCCCCAATGGGATGTAGCTCAGCTGGTAGAGCACCGGTTTTTGATACCGTAGGTCGATGGTTCGAGTCCCTCCATCCCAGCCATTGTAAGAAATAAATATAATCATGAAAGTATTTTTAGATGTTGAATGTTATTGTAATTATTTTCTAATATGCTTTAAATCTACTAGCGGTAAAAATCGTTCTTATCAAATAACAGATACTTCCTCTCTAAATTTCAATGAAATAACAGATATAATGCGTAAGTATCTGACTATAGGTTTTAATTCCAAAAGTTATGACCTTCCGATGATATCTTATGCGTTAAGTGGCGCTACACGGCAACAATTAAAAGAATTTTCAGATCAAATAATAACATCGGGTAAATTCTCATGGGAAGTATGCCGTGAATATAATATCAAAGTTCCTTACTTTTGGAATCATATAGATTTAATAGAAGTAGCTCCTGCCATACATATTAGCCTTAAGATGTATGGGGCAAGAATGCATAGTAAGATACTACAAGATTTGCCATATGAGCCCGATAAACTCATTAATAGTAACGAGCATGAAGTAATTAAAAATTATTGTTTCAATGATATTAATATAACCATTGAACTTTACGATGAAATTCAAGATAGAATAGAGTTACGTGAGAAAATAGGTAAGATTTATAATCTTGAATTAAGATCAAAATCAGATGCTCAAGTAGCGGAAGCTATTATTAAGAATCTTTTGCTTATTAAGCATTATGATAATGTTGTAGATCAAGAAAAAGTATATGCATATACTCCTCCATCGTATATTAACTTTATAACTGAAGAACTTTTAGAATTCTTCAGTATATTACAAAAAGTAGAATTTAGATGTAATGAGAAAGGAGCTCTTATTAAAGATAAAAAGCTTAAGAGTAAAGTTACAATAAATAATGTATCATTTTCACTTGGTATTGGTGGACTTCATTCTAATGAAAAGCATGTAGCGACTTTAATTAATGAAGATGAATTTTTACTTGATGTCGACGTGGTAAGTTATTACCCATCTATTATATTGAATAATGGTTATTATCCTGAGAAATTAGGAATAAATTTTCTTACTCTCTACCGAACTTTCTATAATGAAAGAATTAGAGCTAAAAAAAATAATGATAAGATAAGAGCAGATACTTATAAAATTATTCTCAACGGAAGTTTCGGAAAATTTGGCTCTAGATATAGTGCTTTATATTCTCCTAATTTATTATTGCATACTACTATTACAGGTCAATTATCCCTATTAATGTTAATAGAGAATTTAAGTTTACAAGGTTTTGAAATAATATCAGCTAATACTGACGGCGTGACGGTTAAAGGTAAAAAAGATAATATAGGGATATTAGATACAGTTTTAAATAATTGGGAAGAAACAACTAATCTTAAATTAGAGAAAACTCATTATAAGACTATCTACCATGAATCGGTTAACTCTTATATAGCAATACTAGAAGATAATAGTGTTAAATGTAAGGGATTTTATGCATTAGAAGGGTTAGTTAAAAATCCAGTAAGTACTATATGTATTGAGGCTATAATAGAATATTTACAGAATAGAATTGATATAGAAGATACTATATTTAACAATAAGGACGATATAAGAAAATTCCTTATCATACGAAGAGTAGAAGGAGGTGGAGTATTCAGAGATAAATATTTAGGTAAAACGGTAAGATGGTATTACTCTAAAGATGGTGATAAAATAACCTATAAGAAAAATGGTAATAAGGTAGCAGGTAGTGATGGTGCTATTCCACTTATGATATTAGATGATAAACCAAGAGCTGATATTGATTTTCAGAAATATATAGATAAGAGTTATGAAATGTTAAAGAATTTAGGGGTGAAATGATATGGGATTAGAAGAAGATGATAAACATTGGGAATTAGAAGATTATGATAAATACTGGGAAAACTTAGAAAAATTTAATGAAATAAATGAACTAATAGAAATAGGTGATCGTAAGGTTATTGATTTGATTAAAAAAGCTTCTGTTGAAGTTATTTCTATGGAAGCACGAAAAGACGAATATACATTATTACATACAGCTATCTCTATGAGTAAAATATGTGGGGATGAAATATGTAAACTTCTTATAGAAAGAATGACAATAGAAGGAATTAACGCTCATGGTTGTGGAACTGGTACAGCACTACATGAATGCGCAGAAGTTAATAATATAAAATTATGTAAATTATTAATTCCTATGATGCTTTCAAAAATTAATTATCAAGATACAATGTTTGAAGAAACAGCATTACATTACGCTGTTAGAAAAGGTCATAAAGAAATTAGTAATTTATTAATTTCAAATATGTCATTAGATGGTATTAACGCAAAAAATACTGACAATCAAACTGCATTAGATATAGTCACGGAAAAATTAGCAGTCTATACAGAAATAGCTGAAATGTTAAAGAATTTAGGTGTGAAATGAGAGGTGACTTACTAGATGCTATTCGTATAAAAGATATTAAAAAAACATTATTAATATTAGATGCTATTAAAAAAACATATCCAAACCTTCTTAATGGGGAAGAGGATGATAATAAAAATACTATTTTACATGATATTATAGACTATATAAAAAAACCGAATACCAATATTTTTAACAATATTCTTAAATTGATAGACCCAAATATTGTTAATATAATAAATTTAGATGATTATACTGCGCTACATTACGCAATTAAAAAAAATAATATATCAATATGTAAAATGCTGATTCCAAAAATGGATTTAGAAGCTTTAACTTACAACGGTGGATACGGTTGTCATTATAATGGGTGTGCATCTTATTTGGCTAATTATTATGGTATGTTATCAATCAAAGTTTTAATAGATAAAAGGATAGAAGAATTAGAAAATAATGCTTGAAAAAGAAATAGAACGAAAAGTAGTAAATTACGCCAAAACTAAAGATTTTTTAGCATATAAATTCACATCTCCCTCTAACCGTTCAGTGCCTGATAGATTGTTTATAAGTCCTACAGGTGGTATCTTTTTCATAGAATTTAAACGTAAAGGTAAAATTCCTACCAAGTTACAAGAAAGCACCTTTAAAATGTTAACGGGAAGAGGTATAACGGTAGAAGTTATAGATGATTACGAAGTTGGTAAATTATTAATAGATAAAATGAGTTTTATATATGGTTAAAAAACAAGAAGAAATATGGGAAGAATTCTATGAGGCTATAGATTATTATGATACGGAATTATGCAAAAAATTAATTCCTACTCTGACTTTAAGAGGATTAACATGGCATCCTTCTTATAATAACAGAAGACCTTTACGTCATGCTGAAAAACAATGTATGTGGGAAGTTCACGATTTAATAAAGAAAAGAATTAATAAATTAGAAGATGAGATATGGGAAGAATTAAAAATAGCTGATGATATTTACCATAAAGATCCATTAGAAAATAGAAATTTTACAGTAGTAGATTGTACAGAACGCAATCATAAAGATGGGGATAATTTATACAAAATTATATTCGATAAAATGGCTAATACTAATCAAACCCCATTGCATTTAGCAATTAAAAAAAATGAAACTGGTAATATAAGAATATGTAAATATCTTATAGAACATATGCCAATAACTGAAATAAATAGTTTAGATAAAGATGGTGAAACAGTATTACATATCTGTGCACGTAATAATCAATTAGAAATTTGTAAATTATTAATTCCACATACTAAATCTACTATTAATTGTAAAAACGGTTATGGAGAAGTAACTCCTTTGCATATAGCAGTTGAAAATGGATATGAACAAATGGTTAGATTGCTGGTCAGGAATATGAGTAGGGAAGGTATTGTTGCAACAAATTTTAAGAAGGATAGCGCATATAGTATAGCGGTTTTAAATGAAGTACGTCATAAAAAAATAGTTCATATGTTAGAGTTAGGCGAACATGGTTTAATTGTTTAAATAAATTGAGTTTTATATATGGCTAATACGAAAAGAAGTAAAATATGGCGTGAATTGCAACATGCTATTTGTACTGCACAAACTGATCTTGCTATGGAATTGTTGTATAAAATAAAGCACGAAGAATTAACAGAAGAATGTGAGAAATATGGATATACTCTTTTATTTTATGCGGTTGTAGCAAACGATTTAAAAGTATGTCAGTTTATCACAAGTATAAAACCAGAAACTATTGATCATTATAAATTTACAGGCGTTCATGTAACTCCGTTTGTAGCTGCTATATCATTGGGCCGTAAAGAATTATGTAAATTATTCATACAATGTAACCCAATGACACTTAAATTTGAGCCATATACGTTAGTAAAACATGCCTCAATTGCGTTAATTTCTTGGGAAGAGTGTTCTGAACGACAAGAAATATGTAAATTATTAATAAATAGTATTAGTGATAAAGGTCTTGAGAGGTGTATTAACCTTAAAGAAAATGGTTTTACACTTGCAGATGTTCTTTTTAGTTTTGGCCCTCCTGAAATGTATGATTTTTTTAAAAATCTATTAGAAGATGAGAAAAAACGAAGGTCTGAATTATTTATTAAATATAAATGAACACACTACCAGATCTACATCTCTATCAACTTAATGCTATTAAATTCATTTTAGATAAAAAGAAATGCGCTTTATTCCTTGACATGGGACTTGGTAAAACTGTAATTACTCTTACTGCTTTATCAAGATTACTCGACGAATTTTCAATATCAAAAATACTCATTATCGGCCCACTTAGAGTGGTTAACAATGTATGGCATAATGAGATATCTAAGTGGTCACATTTAAAACATCTTAGTTATTCTTTGGTTATTGGGAATGAAAAAGAAAGATTAAAAGCATTAAAAAAAGAAGCTAATATATATCTTATAAATAGAGAAAATGTTTATTGGCTTTATAAGATTAAGAATACTAAATGGGATGCTATAATAATTGATGAAAGTTCAAGTTTTAAAAGTTCATCATCTAAACGTTTCAAAGCACTACGTAAATTTCAATATGATTATATGGTTGAACTAACAGGTACCCCTTCCCCTAATGGTGTAATGGATCTCTGGTCTCAAATATATTTACTTGATAAAGGCGAAAGATTAGGTAAAACCATGGCTATATATAAAGAACGCCATTTTTTCTGTGATTATACAGGATATAATTATATGCCTATATATCCCGCTAAAATATATGATCTTATTTCAGATATAACTTTATCTATGCAGGCTGAAGATTATATCCAATTACCCAATAAGATTAATCTGGTTACTAAAATCAAAATACCTCAGATGAAACTATATAATGAATTAAAAAAGGAATTCATCGCCATTATCGGTAATCAAGAAATATCTACATTAAATGCAGCTAGTCTTAGTAATAAATTACTTCAGTTTTGTAATGGAGCTATTTATGATGAAAACAAAGATATCATAGAAGTACATGATGCTAAATTAGACGCTTTGAATGATATTATAGAAGATAATCCTAATGAGAATATCCTAGTAGCTTATAATTATAAAAGTGATCTAATGAGGCTACAGAAGCGTTTTAAACATGCGGTCGTAATGGATAAGGAAAGTAAGAATGTAGACTTATGGAACAAAGATAAGATCAAACTGTTGTTATGTCACCCTGCCAGTAGCGGTAAAGGTCTTAATTTGCAACAAGGAGGACATATAATTATATGGTTTGGCTTAACATGGAATTTAGAGGATTATTTGCAATTTAATGCTAGGTTACATAGATTAGGACAATCAAAACCTGTAATTATTAATCATATAGTAGCTGAAAAGTGTATCGATGAAGTCATATTGAAAGTATTAAATAACAAAGATATTAGCCAAAAGGCTTTGCTAGATGCTCTGAAGAATATATAATGAGGAGGGAAGGAAATAAAATGATAAAAAACACCCTCCTCATAAGATTTTCTGGTAGTAACGTATTAACCAAAAAACTCGTTACTACCAGGCAGTTATTTTACATAATTATTATGTAAATGTCAATAAGTTTATTAACTCTATTGATTTATATAAAATTTTTGATTTGTACCAGGGATATTGTATGGGCCTGCGTATTTAGGGTGAGTGCCAGAATGCTGAAAAGGAGTACCGATCTGAGAAAAAAGAGAAGGGTTGAAAAAACTTTGTCCAAATTGGGTAGGTGTAACTAAATATGCAGTTTGCTGAGAAGGTCGATCTTGACCTGGTGCGAATCTGGCATTCATGATAGCCGTTCTGAAAGCACTACCTCTATCTTCTTTAGTTCTTAATTGTGCTTGCCTTTGAGCTTCTTGTTGTGCTCTAATTCTAGCTTGTTCTTGTGTCTTGATATTTTGTATTTGAGTATCATAACCTGCTCTTTCTTTACTTAGACCTTGTTGCTTCTCATTAAGATTTTGCATGTATCGTTGCATCTCTACAGCAGATAATCCTTTTACTTCATCAGGAATAGTATTAATGAATTTTTCATAATTTCCCTTTTGAGCAGGACTAAGACTTGCCATCTGTTGATCCCATTGCGTCATACTGGGATTTTGATAGTTTTTATAAATAGCTTTATCTGCCTTGGGATTGGTACGGTAATTTTGTAACCAATCCCGATTGTAATTAGTTTTCATAAATTAATATACAGGTGTTGCTTTTGCCAGTGCATAGGCTTGGGCTTTTAAATTATTTTGAGATGAACCATATTTAGGGGAATAACCACCCATTAACATTCTTCTTTGTTCGTCTTCCCAATCTTCTAATTGTTTTCTAGATGTTACGTCCCCAATTCCTTGTTTTGTAGAGTTCTTATATGTTTCAAACGCTTTTGCGTTCTCATTATAATTTTGAGGTTTATTAAACAGTCCTTGCAAATCAGTGTCATATTGTTTAGCTAAATTAGTATATCCAGGTACATCAACCCCTCCCATTCCATGTTGAAGTTGAGAATACCAAGCCTTTAGAGCTTCATTTTCTTGGGACTGTTTGTTACTTCTCTTATCCCAGCCTAATTTGTTTAATTGTTTGTTTTTGTCTAGAACATTACCAAATTCTTGAGAGCCTAATAAATCCATCATCTTATGTTTCATTAAACCAGTTTGCTCTTTTCTAGTAGCCAAGGATGCTTCACCTTTAGCTACTCCTGTTACGGCACCTTCCCTTTCCTGACGCACTCTACGTAATATTTCCCTTAAGGCTTTTTCTGTTTCAGCCTTATGCGATCCTGAGCCATAAGAACCTAACCTTACGTGCTTACCTGCAATTTCTTTTGATTGCTTTTTTAACTGTTGCTTAGTTATGTTATCTATGTTTTTCATCATAGGATCAACAGATTCGGGAATAGCGTTAAATACTTGATTAGGCAAACTATTATTAATAGCGTTCCTCTCAATAGCCTTACGCTCACCATGGTAAGCATCTTTGTATTTAGGACTTAATGATTCTGCACGATTAAAAGATTCTAACGTTTCTGGTTGCATACCTATTACCCGTTTACCTGGATAATTAACATGCGGTGCGTTATATGCGTTTTGAATACGTTGTAGCTCTTTATTTCTTATTTCGGTCTTATCAGGATGATCATCCTCTGGGCCTAGCGAATCAAGAGCTCTTGAAGTTGCTGCTATTTTTCTGTAAGGTGTTTCGTATTCTTCATCAAAAACATCTCTCTTAGCTCTATTTTGTAAATTATTAAGCGCATGGTCTTGATTACCGAATTCTTCTAATTGTTCTACTAAGGCATTTCTACGTAAACCTTTTTGAGCTCCAGCATCATGAAAAGAACGTGCAACATCTACATTACGTCTATTCTCTACATCAGCAAATTCTCTATTAAGATTTTTAAAATTAGCGGCTGTGCTTTTTTCTGATCTAGTATTATCTTTTTCTAGTTTGCCTTTTAATCTTTCAGCTCTTTCATCTTCATATCCATAGTTACTTCCGAATTGCTTTTGTAATCTTTTTTGAGCTAAATCTGAAGATTTTCCACCTCTGTTGATCATATCAAGCAATGATCTTGTCTGTTCAGGTGAAAACCCAGTTCCTTCTTTCTTCATAAAAGCTTCTACTTTCTTTGAATAAGGAGCAGGTTTGTTGCGTCCTTCTTCTCTAAGCATTCTAGCTTTTTGAGTTAATAGTGACATAGGTGCATTTGTTTCACCTTTATACACAGGATAATTAGAACTTTTTAATGCTAATTTATCAGCATATAATTTATTCCTTAGGTTTTCCGCTACTTGTTCATTAGCTAAAAATTGTGAACTTTTAGGTGGAGGGCCAGCAGGTACGATAGCTTGTGAATCTGGATTACCTCTTCTTTTACCTTTACCCGAATTTAAGGATTGACCTAAACCTGCTCCTATTACTGTACCAATACCTGGGAGTAGCATTGTACCTATGACACCGCCCCCTATTCCACCTAAAGAACTTTTTATTGCCTTACCAGGATTACTCCAAAAACTCATAATTACCTCATATAATTTAATATTGATTTAGCCTTAGGAGGTAACTTATTAGGCATCCCCTTACTTTTACGAACATTCTTAACAAAATTATCAAACTGTTTGCCGCCAGCGATGCTGTTACCATCTCCTATATGAGAGGTAACATCAGCAGGCATTACATATTCACCGTCAGATAATAAAGCTTCTATTTTATCATCCTGACCTTTACTATGACCTTTTAGGAATGTACCTTTTGATGGTCTGGCTATAATTTCTTCCTCCTCAAAAATCATCTGAGGAACTCTACCCCCATCTTTCATAGGCAATGGACTACCTGAAAATTCAGGATTATTATAATAGTTTAGCCATCTTCCTGTTTTTTTATATTCGGCCGGGGTACTTGATCTTCTATATGTAGGTTTAGTTTCGAATCTTTCCTCCGGTAAATATTGATTCCTGGCGATTCTGCGTTCCATTTGTCTTTCAGCCAGTTTATCTGCTTCCATAGCAGCCCTTTCAGCAGGACTGAGCATCATGGCTTGAAGATACCGTTTTTGTTCTTGAGCCAATTTCTCAGGAGTTTTTTCTTTCGGTTTATTTGCAAAAGAACTTATCACAGGGGCTAATGCTAAAAGATTCTTTGGTTTAGATAAAAATTTCTTACTATTATTCATCAACATATCTGTAAAAGTCCCTTCTTCTGCAGCTTTTTCAGCAGCTTTAGATGAAATTTGCTGAGTCAAAGGATTAGAGGTAATACTAGCTGACCCCCCTCCTGTGTTACTTGGCGATATCATATTGCTAAGGGGTGATCCCCCTCCGGTTGCACCTCCCATGCCAAGTGCTGGTAATATAGCATTAGTGTTACCATAATTAGTTAGGAAGTTACCCGCTGTATTCATACCCAGTGCATTAGCGCCTGAACCTGCTAAACCTGCAGCTGTTGGTAAACCTGCTCCCATGAAGCCACCTTTAAGAGCACCTTCACCGAAAGATTTCCCTCGTGATTTATGTTGAAGTCCTTGACCTAAAGCTCCACCTAATATACCCCCTACACCTGGTAGAAGCATATTACCTATAATCGCTCCTCCTGCGCCGCCCAGAACGCTTTTAATGGCTTTACCCGGTTTGTTAAAAAAGCCAAATTGAGGCAACCCAGTCTTTTTATTAATTGTTCCACTGCCTCCCATTTGTTTTAACATCATGGCTTCAAGAGGGTTAATATGAGCAAGAATTGAATCTTCACCGTGACCTTGTTGTCTGATCATTTCAGCAAGTGATGGATAAGGATTATGGGCTTGTTTCTTTTTAACTCTCCCCCCCTTAGCAAAACTTGTTGGTACTGATTGGTTATTAAAACTATCTTCTAAGGGATACAAATTATTCTCCGTCATGTCACCTGCCATTGGTTGTGGCATTCCTTGGGACATAGAATCTTGCATAGGCGCTTGAGGCATAGGCATTCTATTATCCATATAAGGATTATTAATATTTGGCCCAAACATTGTTGGGAATTGTGTGGTGTTTAACATAAATTATTCTCACTCTGTTACGTTGTAATTATCAGATAGTATTGTGTAAACTATCTTTGCCCATTTCTCCCAGTCAGTAAAAACTTCTTTCCTACCCCCTTCTTTAAAACTAAGTGGAGCTGGGATATTAGCTCTTTGGAATGCTCCTGTGTTTGCTACTATTGTACCCCACTCTTGCCATTGTTTTTCATCTTCAAGTACAGGTAAATTCTCATTAGGAAAATCACTAACCAAACATGCTGCCCAATACTTCAAATTAATATTAAAAGGCCATACTACTTTTATCATTTACCGTCCCCTATCATTAAGCTGAGCATGACATGTCCCATTTCGAAGTTACTAATAGTGCTTATAAAGGTTAATGTCATATGCCTGCCTTGAGAGCATGTATCAATCTTGCCAAACAATGGGTCTATTGTTCCTTGCGGTGGAATACTCAAAGGAGCAGAAGATATAACTGTATTTTGCGCATATTGTTTTATATTAATAATTACCCTTAAATCAGGCTGAGTAGTGGACATTAATATAAAATCAGGCTCTAAGGTAACAAGAAGCATCCATCTATCAGTACCTATTAATTGTTTCATAGGATTAAAAGCTGCCCATGAAAAAACAGGAGTAGTAAATGTTGATGGGATTGGGCGTACTGTTAAGTTCACACCATCTTGTGAGAATTGCTCTGTTATCAAAGATGGATCAGGAGTTAAATATTCAAACTCATGTCTAAATAATGAAGCATTGGGGGCTGTAGGAATACTAAGCGGTAGACCATAACTAGCCATAAACCCAAAGTCTTCGGAATATACGGCAGCCGATCTACTTATGTAAGTATCATACCATGCATTTTCTCTTATGTTATAGATAAGGGCTCTACTATTCTCACCAGGAGGAACATTAGGATTTCTCATTGGAGCATTAGCTTTTTCAGGATAATACCACCATATTTCACCATACTTAGTATGTTTAACACCTACTACTTGTTGGCGTCTTTCCATGTCTAAATTATCATAAAAATAATTTAGACTCATTGTATTTGATAATTCTTGAACAATACCGTTATATTGGAAAAACCTATTAGTCCCAGGCCAGAAGAATAAGCCATCATATTCCACCACACATCTTGTGGAAAGAATAGAAGAACTTTTAGACATTACATCAATTTGAAACTGTAGATCGCCTGCAGCATTAGGAGTGTTAATACATCTAACGACTGAGGATAGAGTCCAAAATAAAATAGTAGGACTATTAGTCCCACCTCGTATAGATTTAGCATCTACTACTTGATCATTAGAAATCGTAATATTACGATCTTGTGGGTTACTAAAATCTAGAGGGTTTTTTAATTTACTCCATTGTACAAGTCCATTAGACCCATATACAAATAAGTAATTAGCTGCATAAAGAAGTCCACTTAGCCCTGTACGATTAGGTAAATTTGCTAATTGGTTAATAGGTGAATTTAGTGTTCCACCTAATAGTAATGCCGGTACATTACTATTAATATTAGTTTTATTAGAGGATCCTACATAAACTATATTCTTGTTATTACCTTGGATAACAATTTCAGATTTCCAAATAATATCAGGATCATTTACATTATAAATTGTCTGAATTCCTGTTTCATTGAGATTTTGATTACATCTGATTATATGGATGCCATTCTCTGAATTAGCTATATAAGCATTCATATAGCTATTATTGCCGGTTTCAGGAATAATAACTATATTAGAAGTAGTAACTTTACCATTAACGGTAGCTTGACTCATACCTTTCATACTACCCATTTTCTTGACATTACCTCTTTGGAATCTAACCCACTGGGCATCTGTGCAATAATCAGCTTGAAAAGTAGTACCGTCCCGTTTAATACCAGGTTTATATACTAAAGGAAAAAGAGAGTTTTTTGCCACTTACTAATCCTTATCACGTTTAGTAACACGGTCAGTGTATCTTTCTCTTGTATCGCCATTAACATCTTGTAATGCCCTTTTATATAAAGATTCAAAAAGAGGGCCACGCTCATCAGATTTTAAAAATGGAATAGCTTCTGCTAAACATGCATATACCAGCAAGTTTGGATATTTATCGGTAAGAAAATTTTGACTATTTTCTTCATTAAATAACGGCGGAAAACTTAAATATGTAAGTTTATAAGGATAATTAGCATTCGGAGTTGGAGCCAAATAAATAGAAGGCATCGCAACATCATTCTGCGGAACATCCAAATCAGCTGAATAAAATATAGGAGGGCCTGCAAATGTAGGATCGGGCCAATAACTAACACAAAATTCATAACTTCTATCCAAAAGAAAAATAGCATCTGAGGCGCTATCTATATATAGTAAATTTATAGTCATTTTATAATCAAGCGGTTTACGTATAAGCTCATTGTTTGGTACCATAACACCCTCTATGGTTTTTTGAAAACCTAGAGTTTTAGCCTCACTATAAATACGACTCATAGCTTTTTCTATTATCCTTGGAATTGCGCTCACGAATGCGGGCTCATTTCTGTTTGTATAGGCTATAATTTCATCTTTAAGGCTGTTGTAATCCATCTGTTTCTTCTTTGTTATCCCTTTGAGCGGCTCTATAAATACTGTTTAAGGTATATCCTGTGATGTCTTTGGTTGTTTTGTTTAGATCCATAGCTGCTTTGATTTTATGTTTGCCATCGGCTTCAGCAAACTTTAAAGCCGAATCTAAAAATTTCTTATTAGTTAAAAGTCTAGTTGTTCCAACAGCTCCTGCGATTGCACCTATTCCTGTACGACTTAATGTACCTACTGGATCGAACCACAATCCACCTATATAAGCTAGACTTAGCGCTGTAGTAGCTGTACCTGAAGGGTTAGGTACTCTTTTATTTTTTTGAACCATAGCTCGAGATATTCTGCCGATTTTCAATAATTTTTCGTAAGTATCAGGAGGTAAATCTCTTTTTAAAAGTCTTCTGTTTTCTCTATTATTAATAGTATTGTTAAGAGCTGAGAATGATATATCGCCTTCATCTTCTAATGTTGCTTGGTTTCTTAATCTTTTTTCTGTGTTTTTTCTTTTTGCAACATTACCGTATAAGAGGTCAGCTTCTTTCAGCTTCTTATACCATTCAGGGTGAGTCTCGCCATACTTAGCTAAATCAGCATCTACTCCATGTTTGACTTCCATTATTCTATTTAACGAATCACCTTTTATATCATGCTTAACAATGTCGTTAAGCATGACTTTAGCATCTACTAATTTGTTAATAGGGTAATCTTGAATAGGTAAATTAATATCTCCATATTTAGTATTAATACTTGGATCCATTGCTTTCTTTAAACCGGTTACATATCCTTTTAATTTAACTCTATCCGGGGAAGAGATATCGGCAACTAATGTTTTATCTAAATCATTTAATGCTTTGATTGATGTAAAAGGTTTTATAACAGCATCTTCAGGGCGTGCCGTTCTACTTGCATTATATAAATCATTAATCTTCTTATCGATTTCAGGGGTATCAAGAGGCCCTATTTCTTGATAAACATCTTCAAGGTGTTTATGAGTTTTACTATGAATTTTATCATATTTATTTTTTAGAACATTTCCCAAAATAGGAGTTTTAGATATGAATTGATCCCCTAATCCTGTTAATACATTATCAGTTAGAACTGCTGCAGGTAGTTCAATACCTAAATCACGTCCTGCTTGCGCCGTTTTTATATTTAGGCTTTTTGGCCCTAATCCCATAAATTTTTGCGTTATCTTACGTGGAGCATTCAAAACACCTTTAGCTACATTTATCGGATTAGGAGCTCTAACAGGGCTTGCAGCACTTGCTATTAGATCAGAAGCTAATGGATTAACTCCTGTTTCTTGAAGAACACCTGAACCAAGACCTACTGCAGCACCTTTGCCAACAGTAGTTGCCCTATTACCAAATTGCTGAAGTAAGTTTGCGCCTTTGGCTGGAGCTGCCCAAGGAAGCATAGATGTACCAAAATCTATGCCACGTGAGACAATATTTTTAGCAGGACTATCAGGTTTTGGCTCTAAATCTATACCTGCATATTTTTTAAAAGACTTACGTGCATCTTCTGTTGAAGGGATATAGTCACTATAATTAGTTTGCGGAGCGTTTTGATTGATCTCTATATTAGGTTTAACTGCTGTAGGTTTCAATCCCATGCCGTACATTCCAACAGGAGCACCGTACATTTTATTACCAGCATTGGTAAAAGCTTCTACACCTTTACCAATGAGTTTAGGTAAATCAGCAATAGCTGTTGCGCCCTTAAGTGCGGATTTACCTATTAATGGTAACCATGCATCCCCTTTTTCAGTTTTTTGAGGTTTTGAAGCAGAAACTTTGTATTGATCCCATTCGTTAACTGAAGGTTTGATTCCTGAAACTTTGTATTGATCCCATTCACTCATTTAACCCCCATTATCAGGCTTCATAACGGTTAAACCTCCTTCCTCTATCGCTCTTGCTACTTTTTCAGGTGGAACTTCTCTAAGTTCACCTTCGGGCGTTAGCATAGCTACAACTGGGTAACCTTTTTCTCCTGTGTATACATTATAGTTAGGTTGACTACCTGAAGTAATTTCAACAGGTGCCACATTTACCTTTGTTTCAGGTAATGCAGTATTTGGAGTGGATTGACCTTCATTAGTATTTAATAAACTATGTACTTGGGACGGGTCAATATGGGCTCTATATTTCAAACTCAAATTAGCTGCATTATATGAGTTTTCTATTTCTTCCTTAATTTGGCTTAATTTAGCTTGAAATTCGTCAGGCATATCTGTTTCCATGCTTGGGTAGATTTTTAATTGTCTGAATAATTCTATAAGTCTTGGCCCTAATACGCCGCCCCCTCTTAATTGGTTTTCTGCGGCAACTACAAATTGATTAACTCTACTTGTAAACGCATTTCTATCAGTAGTTTCTTTTTTTAATTCTGCGTTATTGAAAAATCTACCTATAAAATCTTTAGTTGGATTAGCTACACCTTTTGCAGGTGACATAGGATCAATCCAGTTATCCTTATAGTCAGTTCTAAATTGCTTGAAAGCATCCTCAATGGTATTAACTTGGTGCAATGCTCCGCCTAATGCCTTTTTATCTTTAAGGTATAAATCAAGATTTTTCTGAGTGGTAATAGGTTGTAATTCCACCCCATTCACTTCGACAGGAGTATTATCTACTTGATTTTGCTTATGACGTTCACCCATCATATTATGATATCTTCGCTGTTCATTTAATTGATTTTCAGCATGTGACCTATGCCACATTTTATCTTCTTGTTGAGCTTGACGATTTTGTTCCGCAGCTTGATAAGCTAATATCTGATTGGCTAATGCATTATTTTCCTTAAACGCAATATCTTCAGCATTATCATGTTCCAGGATAGCAGGTGATAAAGATCTAGCAACTGATCCGAAATTTGCCATGAATCCTTTTTGCCTTGGCTCTTGACTATAAGCATTAGCGAAAGATAACATTGACCTACGCATAGCTTTGTCTTGCTGCTTTTCAGTCATATCAAGTGAAACTCTAGCACTCTCAATAGCGTTTTTTATCCCACTGTCGAATGGATTAAACACTGGAGCCTGGGCTTGAGGGGCCCCTTGTGTTTGGTCGTTTTGCTGTTGAGACTGCAAATAGTTCGTCATTGCTGGATTCATATTAAGTACCTAATATATTTCCTACTAAAATATAATTCCAAATATAAGTTGTAGATGCAATCAACGGTAGAGCAGATGTACCCATTATAAAGTGATTACTTGCTGCGCCTCCTACGGTTACATAAGTATTGCTTGTAGTTTCATATAATGCTGTAGTCGTAGATGCCGGCATCAATATGACGCTCCAATTGGCACTAAGATAAGGTAACAATCCGGAAGGTATTGTAAATGTAGCAATAACATTACCGGCAGCTGCTGGGCTTGTACCTGTAACTAATCTAAAAACTCCGCCTAAGTTAGATCCTGTCATAGTGTAACTAGCACCTGAACCTGCTGCTACATCTAAAGAAGCTGTTATAGGTGAGACACCTGTATTTGATGATTGACCATATAGTAAACTGTCAATTCTAGCTGTATTAGCTTCGAAATCGTTTACATCCATAGTGGTGGATGATACATTAGGAAGAATGGCTGTCCCAACAACTGTTATATTTCCATCTGTTGTTATATTTCCTATTGAACCTATTGAACCTGCTGTCAGAACACCGTTAACACCCAAATTACCACTAATCGCACCGCTAGCTGCGTCCACAGCTCCAGAAGCAATTAAATCCGTTGTATGAATAGTATGAGCATTATTAATGGTGTTACAGTTAATAACATCAAAATCGCCTGTAGTAGCTGTTATTGTATCTACATTAATATCACTTTCTTCGGTCAGAATAGCTAACCAAAAACCAGCTGCTGAATAGGTTTCTAGTTCTTCTGTGTCTGTATTAAATACTATAGCTCCAGGCAGATAAGTAGTGACAGCTATTTGATCTCTTTGATCAGTAGTTAAATTGGGTGGATATATAGGGCCAAAACTACCTGTACCCTCTATATCAAAGGCTAATGCACTTAATCTTGTGACAGGGCCGAAAAAATCGTCTTTAGACATGTATAATACTCTTTTAAGTTATTTAATTTATTTGTTTAATTTAACATTGTGCCGATAATGTGGTAATTCCATCTATAAAGGGTACTTGCTACTAATGTTGAACCAGTAGCTAATCCTAGTGCGAAAAAAGGAGTAGTATTAGATGAAGTATATGTTGAAATACCAGCGGCTTCTGTATTGGCGGCAGTCACAATAACAGCAAATGTCCCGTTAAAATAAGCAGTTAGCCCAACTGGGAAATCAAATGTACTAATAATAGCTGAAGCCGATGGACTAGTTCCAGTGGTTATTTGAATAACACCACTAGTCAGCGAACCTGTTATGACACACACAGCACCTGTACCTGATCCAGTTCCTGGAGTACCTACTATAGGTGAATTATTATCATTACCTGTACCACCTGCTAAAGCTGTTTGTATTACGCCGTTTTCAATGAAAGCAACGTCAGTAATAAATAAGGTAGGGGTAGTGATGTTTCCGACATTGGATGTCGTAATGGAATTTTCTGCAAATAGAGCACCTGCTTCTACTGCTGATCCTTCGATAATACCGGCAGCTGTAATAATATTTGTATTGATAGCACCAGCATTATTAATAGTAGTACTGTTAATAACATCAAAATCACCAGTCTCAGCTGTTATTGTAGTTACATCAATATCACTTTCAGCTGTAAGAATAGGTAACCAAAAACCGGCTGCTGAGTAGGTCTCGAGCTCTTCAGTATTTGTATTAAATACTATAGCTCCAGGCAGATAAGTAGTGACAGCTATTTGATCTCTTTGATCAGTAGTTAAATTGGGTGGATATATAGGGCCAAAACTACCTGTACCCTCTATATCAAAAGCTAAACCACTAAATCTTGTAGTAGGGCCGAAAAAATCGTCTTTAGACATGTATAATACTCTTTAAATATCAAAAGAGTATTATATCACGAAACTAATTTATAAAAGATTAATAATTTTACTTAAGTTAACTATTGCTACTTAAGGTATGGGTAATTCATTCAATTGTATAATTTCTACATTACAATTGAATAATTGAGTGTAACCATTAGAAAAACAAACCAATTTATCGCTTGTAAAAGGTCTGGGATTATATTCTAGAGTTAGTATACCTGTACTACAAATTACATTAACATTAACATAAGGTTTGATCTCAAGTTCGTTAATTAATGCTATTTCTGAAGGGATATTTTTTATAAAAATAATAGGACTTGTACCTATTGCCGTAATGGTCGCTGTCTCTTTGAAGGTTAGCGTACCATTTAATGTGCCATTTGTTATGTATATTAAGTCACCACTATTTATTTGGGGAACCTTATTATAGTCAGTAGCTCTAGTTAAAACCCATGGTATAGAATTACTACCTACAGTCGTAAGAGTGTAAATGCCGTTTTGGTAAGTAGTAGCTTGGTTTTTTACTAAGATTCTGGAATTAACAACAGGAAATAAACCATCAATAGAGAACGCAGTTAATGTAACTGAATTATTAGTAATAGTAGCTCCTACACCTGCTGAACCATTATTATAAATAATAGTAGGCAAATCAGCTGTAGTAGCACCATAACAAAATCTCTTAGTGATACCCTCAGTTCTAGATTTAATCAGATTAAATCTAATAGGAGCCGGTCCTATATTAGTTATATTTATTGAGTTAATAAGTAAAACATTAGTATCGGCTAGAGCTATAGTGGTTATTGTATTATTTAAATCCTTAAATATTGGGCTATAAGGGGTTATAAATGTGCCCATTTATTGATCTATTTCTCCTGAGGTGCCATTGATTGTTTGAATACCTTTTGCTTCTTCGTTAGCATTAAAAGGTATCATTTCTTTTAGCCCTTTAACATGATTCTCTATACTAGAGAATAAATTAAAAAGAGTATGATATTCTATTTGAATTGTTTTAGGATCTATTGCCTCTTTCCTTATAATAGGGAAAAGTTCAAGTAGAAGTTGCTGAGCATATTGCCAATCAATAGTTACACTATTCATTAACTTCATTCTATTTTTAGTTTCGTCTATTCTTTCTTGGATATTCATTATTACACCTACATTAAATAATTCCTAAATTATATCAGATTTATTCATTTTATAAAGTTTAATTTCCAATTACGGTAAATTTCCAATTACAGTAAACCTCCATTGATAAGTAGTGGAAGCAGTTAATAAAGTTGTACTTCTAATGCTAAAGGCATTCAAACTACTTACAATTATATACATACCTCCTACGCCTGCCGCAGTTGCACTAGTAGGTGTTAAAGATACAGCATAGTTAGAATTAGGCATACTAGTAGCGAAAGTGAAAGTTATAATTACACCAGTTACAGTTATACCTGTACCTGTATTTAAAGTAAAAATACCTGCGCTCTCTGAACCCACGACAGTAAATGAATTACCTGTACCAACAATAGTATTAGTACCAATAGCAGTACTACCAAACGCAGTCCTACCTAAAAGCCGACTAACTCTAGTAGTACCAAATACATCAAGTATGAAAGATGGCGTACCTCCAATCCCTACAAATCCTGTACCAGGTGTTAATAATATATTACCACTACCATTAGGGACTACATTTATTGCCCCATTAGCGTTATTACTTTGTAATGTATTCCCAGTTAATTCTAAATTACCAGCTGTTACAGCAGTTGTTATTATAACGCTAGACGGTAGAGATAAAGTAACCGCACCTGATACCGTACTTGCTGTTATTTGATTGGCTGTTCCGGTTACTGAGGCAATACTACTTGCAGCTATTGTTGCAGTTAGATATTGTAAATTAACAGCATCCAATACCCCTACTGGATCAGAAACATTGGTAAGTCTGTGGTTATTAATGTTAACATTCGCAGCGGCCAGTGGTAGCAAGTCAAGTGTTCTATTAGTTAAAGCTGTCATACTTTGATAGTTAACAGCATCTAATACCCCTATAGGATCAGATAAATTAAGAATCCTATGATTATTAACATCAACATTACCTGTACCATTAGGATCTAGTACAATATTACCGTTAGTATTTGTACTAGATAATGTGTTAGCTAGTAATTTTAAATTACCTGCAGCCAATGAGGTAGTTATTATTACTGCCGATGGTAATGATAATGTTACTACACGTAATACAGTACTTGCAGTTATTTGATTGGCTGTACCTACAACTGAATGAATAGTATCGTTAGCTAAAGTCGTGGTCAGATATTGTAAGTTAACTGCATCAAGTGAATTAATTGGATCAGCAAGATTCATTATCCTACTATTATCAACATTTACCCTTCCAGTTCCATTAGGTGAAAGAGTAAGATCCGAATTAATATTAGTGGTATATAAAGTATTATTTAATAACTCCATAGTATCCACATTTAGTGAGGTAGTTATAATTACATCACTAGGTAGCGATAATGTTACTACGCCTGCTACTGTATTTGCAGTTATCTGGTTTGCAGTTCCAAGAACAGATGCTACGGTACTTGCAGCGATAGCCGTATCCATGTATTGCAAGTTAACTGCATCAAGTGGGTTAATTGGATCTGAAAGGTTAATTATTCTACTATTAGTGACATCAACATTACCTGTTCCATTAGGTGAAAGCAAAAGATCAGCGTTAGTATTAGTAGTAAATAAAGTATTATTGAATAGCTCCATCGTACTGACATTTAACGAAGTAGCTATGATAACATCAGCAGGTAGCGATAATGTAACCACTCCAGCTACCGTATTTGCGGTTATTTGGTTTGCTGTACCTACAACCGATCCTACAGTACTAGCAGCTATTGCTGCATCTAAATATTGTAGATTGACAGCATCAAGTGGGTTAAGAGGATCAACAAGATTAGTTATCCTATGGATATCAACATCAATATTACCAATCCCATCTGGGCTAATGATAATATCTCCATTAGTATCAGTACTAGAAAATGTATTGCCGTTTAATCTCAAATTACCTACATTTAACGAAGTAGTTATGATAACAGAGGCAGGTAGGGATAATGTTACTACACCTGCTACGGTATTTGCAGTAATTTGATTTGCTGTACCTACAACTGAAGATATCGCACCAGCAGATATTGCTGCTGTTAATGTTTGTAAATTAACAGCATCTAAAGGATTAACAGGATTAGCAAGATTAATAATTTTAAAGTTATGAATAGATACATCTGCATCAGAAGTAATATTGTTTAACCTTAACGCTAATATCTTACCGTCAGTATAACCTGTAGCTATAGGTAATATTGCGGTACTAGCTGCTACTACTGATGCAGCTATTATTGCAGGCGTTGCTGCTACTATTGCTGAAGCTGTTGCCGCAAGAGCGGCGGCAAGTATTCCCGGTGTGGCAAGCGCAATTGCTGCTTCTACTTCTAAGGGAGCTGTAAAAGTTTTATATATAAAAAATGAATTTTCTAATTTACCTAAGTCATCAGATACTTCTGCTTGATTAGTTGCAGTACCTCTCCATATTTTCCCTCCATATATAGGATGCGATCCAAGAGGAGGAAAATTTGTAATATTTATTCGCATTACCGCTTGAGGCCTATTATTAGCATCCCCCATCCATAAATTCATATAAGGAAGAGCAGGTAAAGCTGTACTTGGAAGTGCATTCGTAGTAGTTATTTGACCTTCCTTACCTTGTGTCATATCTCCAATAAACATATAACCTGGATCTAAGCCTACTTCATTTGGTACTCCATATACATCATTATCTACTCCTCTGGGATCCCAGTTTAGATTGCCAGTAATGTGAATATAAGGGGATATACCATCAACATATATAGGAGGGATAATATTTTTAACTCCTAACCACATTTTGCCTATTTTCAAATTAGGCATATTACTCATATCTATGCGTAATGTTGTTTCAGGATCCGCAACCTGTAAAGGTGATAGAAGTTCTACAGTTTTACCTCTATATAAATTATAGATACCTAGATTTTTTATGCGATTAGATTCAAGTATTGGATTTAATATAAAACTAGGTAGATTTTCAAGACCTACTCTTTGCCTTGGGACAGGTCTATTAGTAATATCTCCTATCCATATATTCTGATAAGGTAAATCTGGTAAATCCCCAATAGGTATCAAAGTGTTGGTACTCAATATACCATCAGTAGTATATAGATACCCATTGTCTAGCTCATATAGTACTTGAGCGTTTGGTAATTCATTATTAGGGTGACCTATGACAATATCGCCTTTAACTAATGAATTATATCTTTTTCTAAGAGCGATAAGATCAAGTCTAACGTCTATAAGAATGGGGGATGGTATGGCTATTCCTTGTTTATTTCCAACTAGAACATAGTTAAAATCACATAACACTCTTCCCGTAATAGGTGAGATGAAACTGTGTAAGAGGTCAAAACCATTATCGCAACAACTCATGCTGTTAAATGCCCTAAAAATGTTGCTATATTTTGTGCATCATCGTTATAAGTTTCGTTAGCTAAATCCTCGTAATAAGTTAAGATTTCAGGGGAAGTATTATCTAATGCAGGATCAAGAGTAAGATCTAAAGCTGGTGCAAATCTATAATAATAAGTTTGATCCAATGTATAAGTGGAATCTAGATATAATACTTCATCAGCTGAATCCTGTGCACCTGTAGAAGCTATGCTAAATAATTCAAATAAGAATTTGATAGTATCAAACGATATATCTCCTACCTGAACTTCAAGCATTTTGTTTTGTAACTTATTCAAATTATGAACTGGTTTACCTAGTTTTTGTAATACCATCTTAAGTGTAGTACTAGATGAATATTTCTTTTTATCCCTCTCAAGTGCCATTGGATTCATCATCAATGGATCATTATCAAAACCATATTCTCCCGTTCCCGTACTTAATGATAAGATACAAGCCCTGTTGGCGTTTGGTTTTTTCATCTTCCCGATAGAAAGCCCAAACAAAGAAGGATTATTCTGATATATCCCTCCGTCAAAGAAAACACCATTTAGCATAGTAGTTAATGGATTTACTAAAGTAATTGGAGGTAAATAGACGGGAGCGGCAGAAGTCGCTAATGCTACATTACTTAGCAATTCATCTTGCGCACTAAATGCGGGATTATCTATATTAGAACATAATATAAATGTCTTTGTAGTATAATCAAAAGTAGGGATAATGACGTTAGTTCTAACATCCTGCATGGTCATATCACCAAACAATACTTCAACTAAACTTCTAAGTAATCCAGACCCATAAGCATTTGCATAAGTCCCTGAAGAGTTATAAAAAGGAATATTGGCTATAATTAAAGCTGCTTTCTCTACAGAATTTGGCCTAATAGACGGCACAATAGGGAGTGTTACTACGGGAGGAAATATATTACTTCCGAGTGTAAAAAGTAATGGCCCTTGTGTAGTAAAAAATGGCATTAAGTCAGCAGGAGTCTTACCTATAGCATAAGCTAAGGCCATTATGCCGCCTACTGAAGTACCACAAATAACATTAAACTGATCAGATAATGTAGTTGGATCAACTCCCCACTCCTCGACAAATCTATTGAAAAATGTGTTGGATAAATAACCTCTTTCTCCTCCACCATCAAACTCTAATACTCTAATAGTATTTGCATCACTCATTGAAAATTAACCTTTCTTAATTGAGATAAAAGGATATTGTAAGGTGGTGCAGGGTCAGGATCCTGCCACCCAGGGGTTGGAGTATTGGAATAAGGAAGTACGTAATTAGGAGGCCCGTAAGGAGGGTTATTATCATCATAAAAACTTTCAGTTTCCAATTCCTCTATAATTTGAGCAGCTGTACCTGCGACAGGATATTCAGGATCTGTATATGGTGTTGGAGGTCTTGGGTTAACTATAGCGTTAGGATCACTCTTTACTAGAGGTGGACGTAATTGCTCATTAGGAGTATCAAGATAAGGTTTACCTACTAATAACCCTGTCCATACAAGGTTATTGCCTCTCCACTCCATCTGTTTATGTAAATCTTTACGATTGAATGTAAAGCCACTTTGATCACATTCGCCTAATGCTTGTGGGTTTTCAGGATCTATATTTACATGTTTACCTTTCCATCTAGCTACCCAGCTCATAAATTAACTACCTCTAATACTTATTATTGTATCTTCAGTATCTTCTTTAGTAGCTATATCAAAAGCTCTCTCATATTTAGCTTCTGCCATTTCCGCAAGTTGAGGATTGAATTTCAAAGCCAATTGATAAGTTAATCCCCAAATTAAGGCAGGATACATTTTAGCAGGAATTGAAACTGTATCAGTGAGTGAGTCTACATCATCCATCATTTCTTTGTAAGAATATGATAAACAATTATATTGTGGAGCAGGCGTAGGCCAGATACAAAGAGTAGGCTCAAGCAATCTATCTAAATAATATATACTAGGCCTACTTTGTAAGTTTTTATTAGGATATGTATTATATTCATACCTACTTACATTTGAAATATTAAAATCAAATACATTATTGTTGTTAAATATTTGTCTTATATCTAATATAGCACCTCCTACTTCACGAATTCTATAAGCTCGTGCTTCAACTGGAGCTATTATATCAAACCATTGGGTAACACCTGCAGGATAAGAAAAGTCTTGAATCTCCATAAGACGTTCCCATGCATCCTCGTCATCTGGGTCATTATTACTTTGACATTGTTCTATAATTAAATGATAATCTCTAGTTACATTAGATTGAATACCTATAAAGGTAATAGTCGCTGTATTAATTACTTGATTAGGTCCAGGATTAGAAATTCCAAAATCATAAGAAATATTACCATCAATGGCATCCTGAGTACATCCAGTTGTAATGTCTGCATCATAAACATTATCAGCATCTCCACCTCCTGCATCATCATAAGTATCTCCTGTGTTACTTTGAGCAATCCCAATATTAAGTGGGCTTAATTGGCGAGTAGAAGAGCGTAGATTAACTTGTACTATATCAAGTAACTTTTGAGGAAGAATATATTTTCCTTGAGCAGGAAATAAAGGTATAAAATCATTTTGAAGAGTCCAGAGATTAGTAGTTTTACCCATCCATTCCAAAAGTATTAAATTTATACTTCTTATAGCTGATTGTAATTGTAAAGCGCTTACTAATTCTCCTGTTATTCCTAGACGTTCGAATGCTTCTCTTATAAGTATTTCTACTTGTACTGATTGAAAATCGTAAGATTCAGAAGTGGGAAGCATTCGAATGTACTCATTTTGTTATTTTTTATGTTTAAAACTTTTTAGTGTTTCAGCTAGTATAGCCCTTCTTTTTAAAGTAGGACTTTTAGAATGAGCAGCTTTTTCAAGTTTCTTTTCAGGGATTTTTTTATCTGCGGGAACTCCTAATTCTCTATGTAGAGCACCTTTATTTTTAATTGCGCCGCTAATCCATTGTCCATTTTTAGCAGGCTCTTTACGCATAATATCTTTCAAGCCTCTATTTAACGCCATATATTTTTCCTCTTAAAATTGTAAAAATTCCATTGTTAACGTAGATGATCCGAGCGCCGGGGTAACTTTTATTAATATATCAGCACAAATATCATCAAATTGTAATATCTGAGTTAAGTTAACATATGGCCCACCTGTAGATATAAATGATGAATCAGCTACTAAGGCCATGTATGTTTCCCCATTACCGCCTAAATCACTAAGAGATTGATACAATTGGTATGTGCAACCGTTTGATACTTCTGTAGTAAAAGCTAAAGAATACCTACTAAGAGGTGAGACTACAGAAAAACTATTAGGCACAATTCTATTAATAAGAGGAAAAAACCCTACTAAACCTGTACCTGCTTTTACTCCATTTACTGCCATATTTACCGTAATTGAAGAAACGATATCGAAACAATCTGTACTATAAACGGTATTATTATTTGGGCCCGCAATGGTATTAGAAACTACAGTGTTATTCTGTACTCCAGATATTGTAAATGAAGCAGCACTTAAATCATTTACTGAAGTAAGACTGACATTTCTAGTGAAACCTTGATTAGTAAAATTAATAGTACTGCTAGAAGCATTAAAATAAGTCCCATTTAGTAAGAGAGCTCCAGCTGAAGCTACATTTTGTAATAAAGAAACAGACTGTAAATCTTGTGCTGCCCAGTAACGTGTTATGTATGTTGCCATTATATTTTCATATATATAAGTTTAAATGTACTTGCTGCTATAGAGGCGTTAATTTTTATTAAATATGAACTATTTAATACCAGAGGAATATTATGATATATCCCGGAAGCAGCTTTATTAGCAATATCCGCACCTGCACTATCCTTAGATAGGATATAAGTTCCATTTGTTATTAAAGCATCAAAAGAAACTCCACAATTAACAGCATTTTTATCAGCGGTCTCATATATACTATAACTTATTGTTCCCGTATATAGAATAAGTTGAATTGTACTGGCAGAAATTGTACTTGAGGCAATATCAACTAACATCGGATTAAAAAATCCAATAAGACCTATCCCCACACTAATATTTGCAGCAGCACCTCCTGTTACAGTGATATCTATAATACTGTCAAATATCACAGCTCCAGAAACAGTAGCGACATTTGGATTAACTATATTTTCTGTAACTATAGTCCCATTCACATAACCCCGTACAACTGACGTACTAGCGGCTATATTGGCCGTAGAAGTAATAGTAATATTCCTTCTAGAACCATGAGCTTCTAATGACATTGGGTTTGCCCCATCAGAGAATGTACCATTTAGTACAATAGTCCCATTCTGAAGTACCGCTTGCGGAAGTGCTACAGCAGTAGTAGTCGAGGGTGCCCAATTTAAGGAATTGTATATTCCAATACTTGCCATATTATATCAATTGTAAAAATGTTAAAGTCGTAGTATTACCTAGAGTACTACCTGATCCTGTTAGTTTAATTAATATAGAAGTAAGCAACACGTCATTATCAGGATATATATAAAACACCTCATTACCTGCAGCTTTAATGGTATACAAAGTACCAACATTACCAGCTATAATTTCTGTGAAAGTTTGCCCTGTGTTAACGATATTTGTTAATGTTCCATATACAGTAGTACCAATTACATTAGTACCGAACGTACTACCTAATGTGAAATTGTAATTTAAATTAGTAATCCCACTGATAGTAGGCATAAGTAATTGGAAAAAGCCGCTATGACCTGTACCTATACTTATACCTGTAACAGCTATACTCGATGTTATATTAGTAACAACGTCATATATATTTACTGAATAAACAGTAGTAGCATTTGGTCCATTTATAGTTTCGATAATGGCTACACCATTTTGAACCCCATAGATAGTAAAGACGGCAGATGATAAGTTGTTAGTAGATATAAATGATAATTGTCTTGCGTAACCGTTATCAATAAATCTTACATCACCATTGCTAGCCAAGTTCCCATTAAGAACTAAGTTTACATTACCTGTGGTATCCTGTATTAAACATACATCCTGCGTATTAGCGTCAGGAAAAATAAATTGTGCCATTATCTACTCTCTATCTTATGCTGCTGCAGTACCAAGACTACCAACTACAGCACGTACGTTAGTAATACCCATTGAATATCTTTCCCCAGCTTTAGCCATAATATTGTCTGTCTGATAATCAACATAAGTATCAGACTCAATAGGAGTCCTTTGATAATGTTTAAATCCATCAGGAGCATCAGTAAGAAGGAAATATGCTGTTGGGTTAGTTAAGAAATTATTAATTTTATATCCTTTAGGGATATAATTTTCATAATTTATAGGGTTGATAGCGTTATTTCCATTAAGCGGTACATATGTAGAATTTAAAATAACAGTTGCATTGAATTGTAACTCAGGAGGAATTATCAATTTTTGTGCTTTAGTTTGAGCTAAAATACCGCTTTGCATTGGCATTTTTTGCATCAAAATAATCATTTGTTGTAGAGCTGCTACTGATAAAGCTGTAGGTACTGCTAATGAATTTGCAAATACTCCACCATCAACAGGGTGACTAGCAGAACAAATTGGCTGCCCATCACCTGTTGGGTAATTAGCATTGAAAGCATTGTTCAGAATATTAGCCCCTAGTACATTTTTAGTAGTACTTAGAGATTTACGTAATGATACTGCTTGCATTGGAAAATCTCTCTTGTACAGGTCATCTTCCATAGCTTCTTTGGTAATTGTGAAGCCAATTTGTACACGTTTATGTACATAAGAAGTTACAGTACGTTGGCCCATAGAGTCAGTAATTCCAGGTTGACCTTCAGGTTTAATACCTGCAAGACCAAGATATTTCATCTCTACTTCAATTTCTTGATACTTATCAGATGTAAGAGTTTTAAATATCTCTGTCCATTCGTCAGGATATGTAGGGTATTGCCCAGTTATGGCCCTTAGTCCAGGGCGTAGTAACTGTGCAATTGCAGGGGTATTTATCATATAATTATTCCTCTAATATTTTTATTTATGCTACATATACTGGAGCAGTTGAACCAATTGCGTAAACAGGTTGATTAAGTGTTACCCTTACATTCAAAAAGGGTGTTGTCGCCATAGTCAGACCGGGTGCTGCAATATTGTTAACATTCTGTGAATATCCAAGTGCTTTAAGCGGTAGACTAGCGAGACTCTTATTATAATCATGGTTGTTTTGAGCAACAGTTGATGTATCTACATCAAGATAGAATGCTGATTGACCTGTTAATCTACTTCCTGCTGCTGGGTTATTCGCATAACCTGCAGGATTACCGTTAAGGTTAACAGTATCGAAATTCGTACCACCTGCAATGTTAAGACCAAAATTTCTACCAAAACTACCGGCATATATAAATGGAGCTCCACCTGTTGCATTTGTATTTGGGAAATAAGGACGTCCTACAAATGCGTTTGCAGCTGCGTTAATATGACTGGAGACTTGAATATCATATTCAATAGCAGGATCATCAAGGATGAAAGCTGTAATCTTTGTACCAGGTTGAACTTGAGTAGCACCTGGCCAATAAGGAGATTGAACCAAATTATTAGTAGAAATATTAGAACTGAAATATTCACATCCCGTGAATACACCTAGAATAGGTAATGCAACATCCGCATTCCATGTAGATGGTGCATTATCGGCAAATACTGGATTCCATCTTACGATAGTATTAATATCACCTGCAGCAGCAGTACCGTCAAGTGATGTACCCCTCATTACAGGATCACCTGTAAAAATAGATCCTGAATATGTAGTAGTACCATCAGCACTAGCATAAATTTCATATTTGTTTGTCTTTTCAGTCCAGCTCCCACCGTGTACAGAACAGATAGGACGTAGACCAAAAGGAGCGTTTTGCCCGTAAGCCATAAAACCTCTTAATTAAAATTGTTAATTTAAATTTAGATCTTTTATGGATAAGACTTGTGAAACCGAGAAACTTTTTAGTGTCTTGTTATGACTAGGTGATAAGAAGCAAGTGCATGAGCCCCCACTTCTTATCGTGTCTTCTTATGGGAAAGACGAGCCGAGAAACTTTTTAACGTCTTGTTATGACTTATAACTCTATTATCGCTTAATTTATTAACAAAGTCAAATTTTAAATACATTATTAATAAATATGTAATATTATGCTGAAATGACAATTACCGTTACTCCGTGAGGTACTGCTAAAACTAATTCACCACTGGCATCTGTAACTATAATTGTGACAGAAGTTAATTCTCTAACTATGACATAAGAATTAGATATAAAAGGTAAACTTCCACCTGTGCTACCTAATGTAATAAGAACACCGTAATTAAGATTAGGCATTGCAGTCGTAAAATTAAGTTTGTAAGTACCCCCAGAACCTGTAATAGATGGCACATTTACTTCATTTACATTAACAATTTGGTTACTCATTCCTACTAATGTATCAGTAAAAAATGAAAATGCGGCAATTCCCAAGAAGTTAGTAAGTCCAGAAATAGCTCCTGAACTACTAAAATTTATCCCGTTAATCTGTACAGTTCCTGTCCCACTAGTGCTTATTTGTATATTTCCGTTGTCAGTATTATTAGTAATTACTCCGCCACTAAGCGTCATATCACCTACAGTAAGGGAATTTAGAGATGTGATAGTAGTGTTTAAATCTATGACGGGATCACTACCAAGACCGTTACCGCCGGTAATAGTAATATTTTCACCACCTAACAATTCAACTGTATTAAAAGTTAAAGGGTTACTATTAGTAACAATAAGAAAATCAGTAGCATTTAATTTATTAAGATTGGTTATAGATGTAGGGAGCTTAAAATTAAGTACTCCTCCTGTTGGGGTTACTGGGCTTCCCGTAATGGTAATAGAACTATCACTGCTTTGGGCAGTTAATTCTACAATGCCGTTGAATCCTCCGAGTGGGGTGATCTTACGCCATACACCATTAACAGTGCTGGCATCCGTTAAATAGAATTGAAAAGCATCTCCAGGATCCATAGCTGATAATAGGGTAGTACCGTCATTTAATACTAAATCAAACGAAACATCGGCAATATTGTTAACTATAAAATTTTGACCTGTTGATACTAAATTAGCAGCAGGTAATATAATTTTAAAAGTATCAGGTGCTTCCTGTGGCTCTACATCGTTAATATCTAAAAGAACAGGGCCACCGTTAAAGGATGATGGCCATGTTAAGGTTAGATCTTCTACTAGAACTATATTTTGATATGAATTTTGTGCCATTATGTAAAACTATTTATTTGTCTAACAGGAGCCATAAAATCACTAGTTACACCTTCTAAACCATTGATAGCATGATCTGCTTTTGCTTGAATATAAGCGCCTGCTTTTTGAGCTAAGAAATCAGGGATTTCCATAAGTAAGACATCCATATACCAAATATAATTACTCATATTCTCATTCCTTTTTAAAGGATCAATACTAAAAGAAGGGCATCTATCAGAAGGAACTATTTCCCATCCTTGTCTGACCATATTTTCTATTTCATGAGGAACTTGCCTATTAGCCCAACAATATCTATAACCATCCCTTGCTACACCATGCGGTAGACCTAATGGACTTATATATTCCATGTTATATTGTTTTAATACTTCATTAGCTCTTGATTCAGCTAAACGTGTGCTTCTTCTACCTTCCATATTGACCACCTCTTTCTCTGTCATGTTTTGAATAATAAATTTTTTCTTTTAACCAATCTTTATGCGAAAGACCTGCATTGTCTGCCATGATTTTTTCTTCTTTAGTCAATGTCATTTGGTTTGTTGACGAAGATTTACTCCCACCTGCTGAAGCTGTATTTCTTACCCCGCTTACATTAGATAAGGATTCTATCTTTTTTGAAGTATCACGTTTAGGGCCAGTTTTTGAATGGATATAATTATCTATAGTATCAAAGTATTCTTCTGAAAAAATAGCTGCTTCTTCCCTATTTCTATACAGATTATCATCCAATTCAGTGATGAATTGTGTAACTTTGCTAGCTAATTTTGGATTATAACTTCTTGAATGAGGTTTTAAATAAGGATGAGTATCGATCCAATCCTTAGCTATTTCTTGATAAACAGATTCTTGATATGAAGATCTTTCATTATCTTGATATTTAGAATTTGTTAGTTGTCTTGATTCATTCTCATTAGCCCATTTTTCAAGATCATTAATAGCTTGTATAGCTTTTGCTATACTAATATCAGCTTCTACAAGATTATCTAGATTACCTTCTTCAAAAGCTCTCTTCTTATCTTCTTTCGCTCTATCTAGGTCAGCATATATATTTTTACTATAATGATAAGTGCCTGAACTAGAGAACTCTTGGACTAACCCTTCTAATTCAGCTATTTTCTGTAGAGCTTCTTCTTTTTCAGCTAATGCTCTATATTTATCATTTTGTAACTTTCTATACTTATCTACTTTTTTTTCTTTTACAGGCTTTGGAGGAATATATTCCTCTTCTTCCTCATTTTCATCTTCAGGAAGTTCTTCGTTCTCTTCTTCCTCATTTTCATCTTCAGGAAGTTCCTCATCTTTCTCACCTTCCTCTTGGACAGGAAAACCATTCTCATCTAAAATAAGTTGTTCGTCATTATTTTTGAATTTCTCAATAGTTTCAAAAGCATTTCTAAGCTCAGGTAAATTTTGAGCCTCTAACGCTTCTGCTTGTATAGTAGCTTGAGTGTTATGTTCTTGATTCATGTATACCTTTTATTTTGTTATATAGCGTGGGTCTTCTACCACATCTTCAATAGCATCCTCTTTAACGTAATAAATCGGCATCCCTTTATAATTTAATTTTATACCTGAATGTCTGCCTATAACTACCCAATCACCTACTTTGCAAGCAGGAGGCATTCCATTATATCTTGCATCTTTATAAGCACCAGGTGCTACTCTGACTACTAAACCTGTAACAACATGGTATTGTTGCATATTATGTTCTGTGTCAGTTAAAATTAAACCGCCTGTTGTCTTTTTAGGTGTAGTGTATAGACGTATTTGTATATTCCATAAAGGTAGAGGTATATGGGTAGGGAACTTTGCTATCTCAGCTTCCTTATCAAAATTATCTAAATCAATCCCTGGATCTTCGTAAGTTTCAGTTAATCTCATCATCTTCTCCTTTTGTTTCTTGTTCTTTAAATAATTTCTCTAAACGTTTTATATTACGTTCTCTTAATATTTCTATTACGTCCTTAGGTGAATTGTATTCACCTAACTCATCATCTGGGATTTCCGCACCTTCTATCTTAACTGAGGCTGCACCCAAATAACTTTTTAGAGGTTTTATTTCTTGTCTCTTTTCTCTAAGTTCTATAGTCCCTTTAATTACCTTTTCATATTCTTTAATATAGTTGTGTATTTTCGACTTAAACTTTGTGATATTCGGAAATACACAACTAAAACCTTTATCAATAAGATTTAATTTAAAACAAATAAAATGAATACGTCTAACCATCATTTCAGCTATATAAGTCAATTCCCTTGAGGGGAATTCATAAGTAGGAATAGCAGCTGTCGCCCATTCGAATTCTTTCCTAGTAATAAACTCCACATTATCAAAAGAACATTCCCATTTTAAAAGCTCATCTATTGATGATTGAGAGTAATCTTCTAAATCTAATCCTAATATCTCTAGATCTTCTTCAGTCAATTTAGATGTCATCATCTTCTCCTTTAAATACTGCTCTAATTAACTCTATAGAATCATCAACCCCTCGAATTTTACCTGTCAGATAACGATAAGCTGCAAAATCATCAACGTTATCTTGTAAAAGTGAGTTGGTTAATTCTTCCTTTCGGTGTTTTAGTTTGTTAATTAACCTTTCTCTTAAAATTAATAACATATTTAATAAGGGCTTTTTCCCATCTTTTTCTTCACAGGTATTTGTTTCCCGCTCATGGTACTTTGACCAAGTCTGATTTTAGCTACTCCGCCTTCTGCAAATTTCTCACGTTTTGAACAGCTTTTAACTACACCACCTTTTTTATATTCAGTTTTGTCATCTTCTTTTTCCTTAGCTGCGTCTTTCTTTATTTTCTCTATATGAAAATTAGTAGATAACATTCCTCTTTTCATTTTACCTTCTTCGTCATCATCGGTACTAACTCTACCTCCTTCTTTGTAAGGTCTCATTTTCTCTTTATCTGCTGCTGTTGAAGAGAAAATAGTATCTGGACATTTACCGGGATGATTCATTAATCTTTGTGCCATTTCCCTCATTGCGTCAGGTTTACCTTGATAACCAGCTTTCATATTCTTAACGTTAATTTCCATCATTTAAATTTTCCTCTTGTTGTCTTAATAATTTTGCTTTTCGTCTTTTTTTCTTTAGTTCTTCTTTTTCTTCATAATATAAAGCATCAAATAAATCAGACATCTCTGACTCTTTTTTGTATGTATTACCCATTACGCATCTCACTTCTTGTTAGTTCAGTTTCAGCTCTAAGTACTGCTATATCCTCTTCAGATTCAATTTTGGCTTTTTGTTTCTCAAAATCTAATTGAGCTTTGAAGACATCAGTCTCAGCTTTCAAGTTTGCTATATTTTGTTTTATCGCATTCTCTTCCTCTTTTTGTTTAATATCAGCCATGAGTAATTGGTTAGGATCAATAGGTGGTGGAGGTTGATTCTGATCTAATGTATCTTTCATTTGACCCGCTAGAGCTAAAGCGATTTCATTTTGAACTTCAGGATCTTGTAACTCTTCAAGAGGTGGTAATTCATAACCAAGCATCGCTTCCATTTGAACTAAATATCTCATGGCTTGATGTTCTTTAATATGAGCCATGGCAGAAGCTTGTACATCAGGCTTATCTGCATTTTCTTCAGCAAAGATTCCATGCATTAATTCATGTGCGTCATGTGCTTGCCATTTAGCTGCTGTAACAGGTTTACCCGCTGCTAAATTTAAATTCTCACTCACAGGATCAAGAGGGATGGCTTCCTCCATTTCTTCACTAGCAGGATCAGGTTTTAAGATTCTACTGATTTCATTTTCATCAATTCCTTGTGCTTTATAATTTAATTTATAAACTTCATACATATTATGAATATCAGGCATTTCTAGTGCCGATTCCCTTACTGCTTGAGCTTTTATTATTTTATGAATAGTTGAATTAGTAGATGGATTTGAAATAGGAATAATGTCTATTTCTTCATCAAAATCTTCAAACGTTATTTCTTTACCGTTTACATATTTTGAAAAATCATCGTCTAATGTTTTTTTGAATATGTCATATATAAGCTGTAACTCCTGATTGAAAGAACAATGAATAGATGCTGAAATAACATTTTGAATCTTATTATTATTCTCAAGTGCCATTATTAAAGTAGATGCAGATATAGCCTCCTTGGACTCAAGCATCGTAAGCTCTGCAGAAGATCCAAGCTCTTTAGTTTGATTTATAACTCTTTCAGACAAATTGCTAAGTGCTTGAGAAGGCCCTGAATATGGTAGAGGCATGAAGGCTTTTTCAAGATCCTCACCAAACGTATCAACCTCTACAAATTGACCTGGACCAATAATAATATTATTTTGTTGTTGCTTTAAACCCTTTTTACGTAAACCACCTGGTAAGTTTTGGAATTTACCAGCATCAATTAACTCTCTTATAATAGTAGTTAAACTTATAGCATTTGACCCTATCATCTGAGCTAAACCTAGCCCTCTAATACCAAATCCAGGTATATAATTATATAATACAAAGTAGTTTATCTTTTCCTGATTATCATCTTCTTCATTCCAATTTCTACGAATAGATAGTATTTCTTTGGAGTTAGGATCTACAATAACAATAAAAGGTAAGGGAATGCTTTTTTCATCTATATCATTATTATCTTTGAAATCATCAAGGTTTAGATATACGTGACATTCATAAATAGGAAATAATGACCTTTTCTCATATGCGCTTAAGGTTACATTCTCCTTTTCTTTTTCAATATCTGCATTCTTTTGAGATAACTCATCGGAATTTTCCATTGTCTTTAGATATGGGAGATCAACATTTCTGTAATTATCATTTTGTTGATTTAATAGTATTTCTCTTTTAGATAAATGTAATACATGAGTAATACGTTGAGAATCGCTAATAGAATTACAATCAGCGTCAATAATAAAATCTTCTGCTGTAATGAAACGACTTATTGGACCATTAGTATATTTATCGTAATATACTTTTCTGCAAGAACTACCGTTAAAGATTAAATGTAATAAGAAACGTTCGTAATCAGGATAAAAACCTTTATCCTCTCTTACCAAATAGTTATTAAAGAAATCTCTTACTCTCTCGCCCTTATCATCTAATTCTTCGCTTGTCTCACCTTTTATAATATATCCGACAGGCCCAGCAGTTGGTAAGAGCTCACTTCTAATATTGGCATAATTTCTAATTAACGCATTAGGCAAAGTAGTATCAAATGTTCTAGTAGCCTCAGTAAATGGGCTATTCTTAACATCCTCAACATCAAAACCTAAATATTCTCTGACTTTTTTGAGAGTTGCCATCCATTTTTCGCTAGCTTCGATGTCTTTATCGATTGATTCTAGTAAGAAAACAGATAATTTCTTTAATGCATCATCTTTTACAGTAGTACCTGCAAGATTTTTATAAAAAGAGTCCGAAGGGTCAACTTCTTCTTTTTCAGGCTCACCTATTTCATAAACCGATGATCCATCCTCTAATTCTTCTAATTCTCTAATATCTTCATCATCAAGACTTTCTAAGATACTATTCTGATTAATCATTAATTATGTATTTTTCAATTTACGAAACGTAGGTATTAGCCTATAGTGTTAACCAAGGTTACCAATTTTAATGATTATACACGAACTATGACAAAAATATTAGATAAATTTATAAAAAGTATTAAAAAGTTAGATAATTATTATATTCTAGGCGAAGAAAGTACTCATTTGACTATTGGTACACTGGTAACAATCAAAAAACATCATGAAATATTAAATAATGTCTTCCAACCTTATAGTCATAATATAGTTGTTGATATCTTTGTAGCGTTTATTATACCGCTGAAGAGTGATTTCCCTGAATTGAAGGAATTTAAACAAAGAAAAATACCTACTTTGTTTTTAACTAAGAAGATATTATTGGGGAAAGATGAAGATGTTCCTATAAAAGAATATCTTGATGACTTTATAAATGTAAAAGTAATAAATATGACATCGTGACAATTTGTCACGGACTGATTATCGGGGTATAGCGCAGCTTGGTAGCGCACCTGTTTTGGGTACAGGAGGTCGAGAGTTCAAATCTTTCTACCCCGACCATATTTATAGTTGATCTCAATTTATTATTGAGATATAAAGTAATAGAGCCCTTGGAGTATATTAAAATTTTTCATTCCTCGAGATTTTAAGATAGAAGTAGCTTAAAATGTAATGATTTCCAATTAGTGTATGTAGGCTGAGGGGGTAACACAATAGCGCTTTAAACACGATGTTGTGTTACTACTTTGTGAGAATGGTTAGAATATGTAGACCAAGTAGGTGTATAATTCTCTACCTGATCACCCCACTGATACCAACCTTCTTTTTTACCTCTTGCAAAGAGTTCTAAATAAGGTGCTGTACTACAATTTTCAATAATTTCGTAAAGTTCATCAGGTTTTCTGGAATGTTCCCGTTTTCTACTGCTAATTATATTAACCTGGCTTCTGCCTGCCTCTCTAGTCCTGGCATTTTTACCTTTTACCCCGAATAAAATTATCTCTGTCACATTACGAAAATAGAATCCTACCCCTCTACCAGACAGGTAACTGCTTTATTTCTTGAAGACTTAATGTGTCATATCGATTTAACCTTTTATGCTCCGGTGCTACTTTACCTGTCCTATTTTGAAATTGCCAAGGTGGATCCGCTAAGATTGTGTGAAATGTCTTATTACCAATATTTTTCATATTAACTTATCCCCTTTTAATATACTTTAACTTCTTTTCGCATTTCAGGCTCTGATCTTTCATCTCTAGGATTTAATAAGAACATACCTGTCTTTAACTTCATAAATGCTTGACTCATTGTATCAACTATATCATTACTTTCAAGATTAGGATAACATGCTACATTTTCTAACAGCTCGTCAGCAAAAGGTAATAAATGATCAAAGGATGGAGGACGTGCAGGTAACCATACACGTTCACCTTCTAGCAAAGGGGTAACAAAATTTAATCTCTGGATTTTGTTACCTCTACCTGCAGGGTCAACTGGAATAGCCTTAATGCCTGCTAATTGTAAGTCTTTAATCAATGGATCGCCTGACGCTCTAGCTTCTATCAGAAATAGATCAATAGGTCTACCTTTAAATTTAGGCTCATGTACCTTACCAGTGTCTCTATAATCATAATATAAACGCTTAGCTATTTCTCTAAGCTCTACATATTCTACCCTTCCTCTCCACATGGATAGTAAGATTACATTCTCTATATAATTATGATCGTAAAATACTCCCCATGTAGTACATGCAGAATAAGCAGCAGTCTTTTTCTCTGAAAATGCAGTATCCCATGATTGTACTACGAACTCTATTTGAGGAGGTTGTGCATCTTTCCACCACTGGAACCATGACTTTTTAATTATGTTGCCTTCTCTGGAAGACGGTCTTTGTTGCAATTGACCTGCTATAGCTGCTTCACTTCCTAAGTCATTCTTAAGACTTTTAACTGATTTAGCGTCAAATCTCTCAGGCCATAATAAATCCCCATCTTTTTCTCTAGGATCACACCATAACTTCTTATTAGTAGAAGGTAAGATAATAGTAGTAGTTTTATTCTCTATCTCATATTCCATCGGAAGAATTAACTTAGTCCATTCCTTTAGATCATCATGAGAAGTGATATAACCTGTAACATCACGGGTATGATATCTTTGTTGAACTACAACCCTGCAATCATTCTTCTTATCGTTTAACCTTGTAGACCACACATGATTCCACCATTCAATAGTACGTTCACGTTTAACATCCGAATTATCACCGTCCTTAGTGTTATTGGGATCATCAGCAATAAGCATATTACCACCTTCACCCGTAATACTTCCTCCTGTAGAAGTAGTCATTCTATAACCTGAACGGTTATTATCGAATCTACCTTTGGTATTCTGATCTCCTACTAGTTGAAACCTATTACCCCATCTCTTTTGATACCAAGGTGATAACATTAAACGTCTGCATCTTACGGAATCCCTAAGTGCTAATGAACTTGCGTAAGAACAATACATAAACTGTTCATGAGGAGCATTAACCCATACCCAGGCAGGAAATGCTATAGAGACGATAGATGACTTAGCACACCGTGGAGGCATATTGATGATTAGATTCTTAATCTGACGGTTGGCGATTGCTTCAAGATGTTCACATATTACCCTTATGTGCCAACCGTCAGTGAATTGTGTTCCGCCTTCTATAGCGGAAGCTGCCCATGCCTGCTTTATAAATTCATATAAAGAAAGTTCAGCCTTATACTTATCCTGTAGATAAACTAAATCATCTAAATTTATATCATCTAAAGTTAGTTTGTTTTTCACTTATCTTTCAAATACAAAGATGTTTCTTCTAGAGTTTCCGCTTTTATCCTATTGATGTATACATATTTAGCATCTCTATAATATCGATCAAAAATTTCTTTAAGTTGCAACCTAACTTTGTCAATAAACTTATCAGACATCTCCCATTCTTTCTTATCAAAAATAAGATACTGAGTACTTCTATAATTATCAAAAAAATATTTTGATTTTTTATCATTAAACTTAGTTTTAAAATCATTTGCTGTTGTCACGATAACGTCATTTAATTCTTTAAAACAATATATTAATTCCTGGGGAATATCAGATTCACGTAAATAAATGTTTAAATCATTCTTATATATATCCATAATACACCTAATTTCAAAAAATCCAATGGTTACGAATCTGTTATTATGATCTACTTTCTGAGACATTTTATGGTTGTGAAATTCTAAATCAGATACTATCATTTAATATCACAGGTATATATTAGTTTTACAGTATTATATACAGGATTAATATCTAATGCTGATACTCTTAATGACTGATCTTTACAATTGTTACCATCTGTATGGCTAAAATCTTTAGCACCATATTTAACAAAATAATGTGTAGCTTTAGTATTGTATAAAGCACCAAATGATCCTTCAGTTGTATTAGGCATCCATACCTTATCACAAAATTGGAAGAAACAAGTACCTAGTAATTTATGCTTATTATCTTTGCCATATGTATGGGATTTTTCTAATTGATCAGCCACAACTTGTATGTAATCATCTCTTACTAATCTGCTGCATCCTATTTCACAAAATAATATAGGTAATTGGTATTTATCATATGCTATATCTACCCATCCTCTGAATGTACCTTCTGCATTACCAAACAAATAAGAAGCTTCATTATATGTATGAGGGCAAAGAATAAGTCTTTTATTCAAATCATTAGTAGTTACATGTTTTAACTCTTCTAGTAACTTATCCCAGAATTCAAAACATGGATAATCACCGTTATGCTTTGCAAAACTTACAGGATGACCGATAGGGAGTTTAGATGCATTAGATAGTACATCCTTTTCTAATTCCACCCATCTTTTAGTATATTTGGCTAAATAACCTTGAGGCATTTCCGATGGTAAATCAAGCTCTGAGCCTATTATAATTCCATAAATAGCTGGGTGATAATCTGTACCCTTATTATTACCAAAAGATTTAAGCAAATTCTTTATAGACTCATCCATCGGAGGTGGTGTACCATATGCCCCTAAATTATAATTAGATACAGGAGCTAATACCTTGATTCTATTACTATGACAATAATCTAAAAAATCAGTATGATCATTCCTAGGATCCCAATCATATAATCTTATAAGGTTAACCCCCATTTTGCGCATAGCTAATATATCATTACGTCCTGTAAAAAGTTTATTCTTATCAGGACCATCGTTAGGAGTAAAAGAACTACCCCATAAAGGCATTAAATTATGTGATGCTATATCGCTACCAAAGAATATACATGTCTTATTAGCTGTTGATGGATTATAGCTCATAGGAAATGCGGAGTAACACATTCCTTTTAAATATTCATTTGTCATTTATTCCTCTTTCTAATTCTTTTAATTTTTCTTGTAACGCCTCTATTTCTATCACCGTTGTATTAAGATTATTGACAACTTTGCTAGCTTCCTCTTTACCTCTCATGAACCTACGCATGAATCTTTCATGAGAATACAATAACTCAACTATAGTACCTTCTATAGTATAATATGATAATTCATCTTCAGTTAAGTCACCATTAGATAATCTTATATGTAAAGGATCTCCATCTGGTTTTTGATTAAATGGTATTCTACTGTTATTGTTATCTGGTGATAAAGGTTTTAAACCAAAAGGAATTTTAGAAATACTTGTCATTTATCCCTCTTTTTTATTTTGTATAAGTTCATCAATCTTATTATTAATATCCAAACATTTAGTTTTTAGACTATCTATGCCATTAATAATATACAGATATTTATCCTTACAGTCTTTATTAATTACATAACAATAATAAGGATCTACCCCTCTTGTCACTTTAACAACTAATTTTTGTTCTACTAATCTACATAGAATGAAATAAACTTGTTGGGGATATATACCATAAACATCCTGTATTTCTTTTATTCGTAAGGGTTTGTCATGCTCTATCAACATATTTAAAATATTGATAGAATGTACGGGAAGAAACGATAACTGATTCCCTAGTTTAATCTTTTTCATTTATTGTATATTTCGCTACGATCATAAGTTCCTAAAACCCCATTTCCCCATTCCTTGTTTACTATATAATGAGTAACTGCGTGTATGGTTTTAACTTTAACTATTAGCTTTTGTTCAAACATTCTTCTTACTACAGAACATGCATGTTGGGAAGAAAATCCACATAAGCGAGCTATTTCAGGTGCAGGTAAAGATGATTTATGTTTTAATAATAGTATTATAACTTGTTTTGAATTTTTAGGTAAGAAAGATACTCTTTCTATAGCTTCTATTATTCGTTCTATCTTAGTTTCATCTTTCATTTATTTGCCTCTTTAATTTTTCAACTTCATAAGATAACTGTTCTAATTTAATACTTACTTCATAAGATACTTCATTACTTTTTACTAATTTATGCCCCATATACACTACACATCCAAAACATATTAGATCAAATATTATTGACATCATTTTCTATCTCCTAATTGTAAAGTTATCTGTTTCATCCCCAAAGAAATAACCTACAGGCACTTCTAATAACTCTGCAAAAGCATATAACTTACCACATGAAATGCGATTAGTCCCTGCTTCATACTTTTGAATTTGTTGAATACTTACCCCTACAGAGATACCAAGCTCTTTTTGAGTTATACCTAATAATCTTCTACGATATTTTAAACGTCTTGAAACTAATTTATCTATCGCATTAATTTCAACATTTTTGCCCATTATTTATAACCTATATATTTCATTTCTACTTTTAAGGGTAGTTTAGGGTTATTTCTCCATTTAGCTAATATGTGTGGTTTTTCAAATATATTAAAGAAATTACAACTAGAAGAATCATACGCCTTACGAATTTCTTCACGATCAATAGCAGCTGCATAATTATTTCTTTTACCTATAATCTCATATAATCCCGGTCTTAACGCTTTGCTTATTTCACTAGACTGTGCAGTTAAAGGTATAGGTTTAGATTCTTCATCATCTTGATAATCCGCACCACAACACGGACAACCAATATAAGACATCTGAGGCATTAATTCTTTATCACAAAAGTAATATATATCATCGTAATATATAAATATATCCGAAGTTATAGTAGCAATATCATCCTCTGTCTCTTCGTATCCTTCATCATTCTTTATATAAAGTGGTAATCTTCTAATGATATGATTTCTAACTAAACAATCCCGCATACTTATAGATTCTTTAATATCATTCTTCAATTTAAATTTTTCAAATATGTTACAAGCTTTTTCTAAAGATATGAATGTCATTATTTTCCTTATCTTTAATATGATAATATGAACTTTTAAGTTTCTCTTCAGAGAAAGATAATTTGTTATTTATACGAATTTCTAATCTATCTATTCGATCTTCTAATTCACGTTTAGTCTTAAAGCTATGTATCAACAAACCTATAATCGCCCCAAATAGAAAGCCGCTCATATATGTCATTTATTTGTCTCCGGTATTATTAAATGATCAATATACTTACTTGGATTAAGTTTACACAGAAATACATCAATCTCATTATTAAATTCTTTTTGTAACTCAATATCTTCTTTAAAAAAAGCATCTAGATCTTTCTCATAGGATTTAGTTTCTCTATAGTATTTATTAAATGATTCTGACTCTAACCTTCCTTGTATAAGCTCTTTAGGTATATCTAACCTATATTCATTATAAAACTGTATAATTTCAACATAGTTAATTTTTAATATATGTACTTGATCATGAAGTTCTCTAGTCTGTTTCCATACTTTGTTAATAGTATCTCCGTACTTACTTACCATGTCATCAATAACAGGAGTATATTCTGACGGTATAGTATTAAACTCACGATTTATTAACTCCATTAATTCATCAAGTTTAACCGATATATCTGTATATCTAATCTTATTTTCTTTCCAGCTACCCATTACTGTATAGTTTATACTAGGGTTATATAAACTATCGTAATCATAATTTTCAAATAAATCACAAAGTTCTTCATTAACCCAATCATCAAGAGGAACTTTATTTATTACTGTTGATTTACCTGTCTCAACATCTATCTCTATTTCCTGTGATGGCATGTTTAGAAAAGTGTCAGCATAAAAATTAAGATAAATCTTCTCAAATTCTATCCCATTATTACCATACGGAGTTTCTGTAATCTCTGTATGTGCTTTACCATATAATTGTAAACCTTCACCTATAGAAGGATCACGATTAGGAATATAATATTTTTTACTTACTAATTTTAATAGACTTTTACCTGCTATTTTTATGTCATCCTGTGGGGAATAAATTTCAAATTTTTCTTGTCTTATCTTTTCTAATATATAATTAGTAGATGAGAAGGGTGAAATCGATCCCTCAGCCTTATAGAGCAAAGGGTTGTCATTCTTTATCTTATTTATTTTATGCTTTTCAAATATATTGATAGCTTCCTTTAATGGTACCATTCTAGTCATGTTGTTTTATTCATTTTTAATTAATAATTTACTTAGTGCTACTAATTCTTCTTAATATCCCATGTAATGTAAATTTACTTTGATTTACAAACTTACCGTTTTTACCTTTGATTCTAAGCTTTAAAGGTTTAATTTGTTGACCTAATGTCATATATCTACCCCATTGATCACGTACTTTACCAGTCTTAGTTCTTTTAGGTTTATCAGAAGAATTGCATACATTAATAAAGTTTTTGACTATCTCCCGATAACTTTCTATATCATGACGCATTTCATCAATATGCCTTTTATTACGGTATATATTAACAGCTGTCAATAGAAGGTTGCCGATTATTAATAAAAATATAGCCTCATTCATATATTACCCTTTAGGTCTATTATATTTTCTCTTGTCTTCTAAACGATTACAAGTTTCTCGATAGAACAATATTATTTCTCTATAGTGAGTTACCATTCTATTTAATTGAACCATATAAATAATAGAGACCACTACATAGAAAATAGTAACACCTAAACCAA